GCTCTTTGATTTGATATTTTTTTTATTCCCGTGTCAACATCCTGCATGGAAAAAAAAATGATAGCCCTTTCCAAATCATCCATAAAATCAGAAAACATTGTAACTCCATCCTTATTTAGTTGAATTTTAAGGAGAGGTAGTCTGTTTTCTTTCTTTATGTAAAATTCCATATCAACATCCGTTTACGAATATACGTCCAGCAGCACCCACAACATCATTATATCCGTACCAATATCCACCATCTGTTCCTGCGGAATCAAATGTCACAACAATAGATCCAAAATTATCGCCATTGTTATATACACCATCCAATGTACCAAGAGCATCAGTACCATTTGGTAATGACTCATCGGATAGGTTATATTTATCAGCCAACCAAAATTCTGTAGCACCGGTGCTACAAATGTGGAAGTTGTATTCGACACCACATTGTAATGTTAAGTTCGGTTCTACCACACCATCGATAACCCATTGACCTTGATTATTCATTTGAACATCGAATCCTACGATAGATTGAGTACCACCGCTATAGTCACAAGTTGCATATAGACTTATAAACATATTATTGCCAGCACCTGGTGCTATCTGATATATAGTATTACCTGAAATACCGCTTATTATGACATAAAGTTCGGTTCCGGGTGTGAATGTGTTAGTGCTGAAGTTACCATTAACATAGAAAGTAGATTGTGTATATTGAACACAAGAGCTGTTATATAGAGGTGTCGCCGCAGATAGAGTTGTGGATAATCCTGATGTTGGAACATATAGGTCAGCCGTTAATATTCTTGATCCCATACTGACAGAACTATTACCACTTAAGTTCAAACATGTTGCAATATCACACAAACTATTGTATTGATTAGCACCTGTAGTCAAAATATAACCATCCCAAATGTTTGCGTTAGAGCTAGTTCCTGTAATAAGTAAAGGTGTGATTTCGGTACATGCGATTGGTGTTGGTGTGGGGGTTTTTGTGGGTGTTGGTGTTAGAGTTGTTGTTGGTGTAATAGTTGGGGTAATCGTATTTGTAGGGGTGATGGATGAAGTTAAAGATATTGTAGGTGTGATTGATGGAGTTACGGTTTGTGAAGGTGTATTCGAGGGTGTTGATGTTGGAGTTGGGGGTGGGGGGACTGTAGACCCCGTTCCTGTACAGTAACATCCAGTGTCTCCGGAAATGTAATAGAGAAAACAATCGTTTGTCACGGTTATGAATGAATCGAGATCAACAACAATTGGTTGTTCCTCAAAACTAATATCATTGGCTACTATTACCCAGTTCGGTGGTTGAACACACTCACTTACAAAAAAATCAAAGGATGTGATTCCGATGATTTCGTTTGTCATACCTATTTCTACAGTCGTTGGCATTTTTTTTATTTAATAAATATCTTTAATTTTTATTTGTAAATCTTCAATGGTAAGTAATACGTGTCTCTGAAGCTACTATCGTAAATTTCATATTCGGTCATGTCTATTGGGATTTCTATGTATCTATCCGCAAACTCATTAAGTAACGCATGTTCTTTTTTTGCTGGTGAAAACCAACTAATAATAGCACCCTCTTTTGCCCACTTAGAAACATATGAACTAAATAAATCAATTGATGTATTAGTATCGTGGAAAATTCCATCATATTTAATTTTTGATTCGAAGTTTAACCAACTATCAAAAATAGGAATTACAGTATTATAATTTTCGGCAAATTTTAGAAGTTCGGAATATCTCTGTGGGTCATTTTCTACTATAGTATGAGATTCTACACCAATCTTTTGAACTTCCTCTGAAAAAATTCCTAAACCAAAACCAAATTCTAAGATATGGCCACCATTAAGACTAACCAAAATAGCGTGTTCTTTCATTATTGGTCTAATCCAAGATCCTACAACAAAATTATTGTTCTGATCGTATAATATTCTATTTTCTGACATATTTTTATGGGTTACAAGAGGCACAAGACCCTTGGTTTGTTATACTCACACCAACAGGTAGGTTTAATGATGACATCAAAATTACACCCGAAAGACCAACACTTGAAACCGCAGGAACGTTGGCGTTTACGTTGGACTGTGTTGCACAATTCCAATAGGTTACGGTTTGTTGAGACATCGATGTGTTTTGAACTGTCAATCCAGATCTTGTACAACAACTACCGACAGAAACTACTTCAAGAGAAGGATTCACATTATTGATGTTATAAATAAGAGCTATTGTGGATGACAAATCTATACAACCAGGTATTGTCGTAGTTGCACCAGCACCAAGAGAAAGTGTTGAGGTGACACCTTGACAAGAAACATAACTCACGGTCTGAGTCCCAGCTGAAAGGGAGGTAATCGTAACACCAGACACACAATTATAACACGCATTATCGGTACACGTATTCAAGATTAAATAATTATTATTTCCAAAAGTTTGATAATCATATGTGGTACTTGTAATACCATTTTCAATCGGGTCAATAACTATTGCACAATTTCCGACTCCTAAATTATCTTGTAGTCCTGAAATGAAAATAACATCACCTAAATTAATCACTTCGTCGTAATCCGCTGTCCATGTGATTGTATCATTTGTAGTACACGATGAAAGAGTAAACAAACATCTTATACATCTTCCCACACCACAACCGTCATTTACATTCCATCCAACAGGAGCACCACTAAAGGGAATATTATTATCATATTCTTCTAAGACCCAACAAACATAAATAGGCGGATCAGGATCAACCGAGTAATTTTTTACAAATGATGTATCTATATCATAAATTGTATTAGATGACAAACTAAAAGTTATTGGGGCATTTATTATGTCAACATAATACCAATATGGAATGATATCATTTCCACAACAACTGTTCATTGTATAAACGCACTTATAAGTGGCAGCATTCACTGCCAGTTGACATGTTGAATATGGTCCAGTATAGTTTACAATATTTCCACCTGAAGTGACCGATGTCAGTGTATATGCAACACCCGCAATTACTACATAATCTCCGACCTCAAAAGCTGATGTTGGTAATTTGGCAACCGATAATGGTGACGGTGCAAGGGTTTCGCAACATTGTGAAAGAGCAAAAGAGGTATATGAAGTACTTGGTGTTATTGTGGGGGTTTGTGTTGGTGTTTTAGTAATCGTTGGTGTTATCGTCTGAGTAGGTGTGTTTGTTGGAGTTGGTAATGGAACACAGTTGGGTATTACTGATGCTGCTATAGCATCAGAACATCCACTAAATCCTGTTTCGATAGTTGTGAAGGCTATACCATTAATAAATAAACCTGCGACATTATATGCATAACCATCAGCGACAATAAATTCACCTTCCTGTATATATGGTGGAATCAATCCAACAATATCTGGATAAATTTGTTCACCACAACAAGATTCTAATCTTCTGCTAACTAAACAATTTTCGTTGTCGTAATCCAAACAGGTGTTACAATCATCATAGATACTAATCTGTAAAACAACATCAGGATAAAAATCAACGGTATAGTCAGGATCAACTCTCTGATAACAAATTTTTATAAAATCATTGTCAGATGCATTATTTGTGTACATGATCTGATCTATATTTGGTAAAATATTTTGTGTTGGATCCGAATAATCAAAGATACTTGTTATCGAAAAATTTACTTTATCTTCAGTGCAACAATTTTGGAAAGTTACAACATTGTCTAAATTACATGATATATTTTCACAGTTTGAAATTTGTGATGGTAATGCAACATCAAATAGAAAAATTTGACTATTCAAATTGTCTACTATAGTTGCACATGTATCGGCATAACCTGCTAGTTCTAATTCAGGAATTAAATAGGTTTGTCCAACAACACCTTGAATAGGAGATGAGATACCAAAAGGACCATCAAATAACAAATATGTGTTGTTTGTAGAACACCCTAAGAAAACAATACCAAGTGCCGCAGGAGTTTGGGTCATTGTTGGTGTTGGAGTTGGAGTTATGAAGACAACATTGGTATAACAACCTAGATCACATTCTACCCCATTAGCAAAACAACCCAAATCAACATTACAGGGAGGTGAAGGACTAACTGTTGGAGTAACAGTAACTGTTGGTGTTGCGGTTTCAGATGGTTCTGGTTGATAACAAGAACATCCTTGATACTCTCTACATTCACCATAAAAATCCGCACCTAAATAAACTCCGATAAAATCACCAATGTCACCCTGAGATTCGATCTTGTAACAAACACCGTTATAGACGATACCAGCATCTGTCACCCAATTTACAGTTGCTGTATTAAAATAAACATCTGTAGGTCCCGTATCTTCAGTACAACATTTTTTTGCGTAATATTGTGCATAAATGGGAGAATCCTCATCAAAAACAATTTTACTGAATTTATTATAATTTACATTGTTTCTGTTAGATGTAACATCCAAAAACTCAGTGTAATTTTTTAATAAATTATTATAACTTTTATCGGATAAGACGACTTGGGTTAGTCCTGTGGAAAATCCTGAATTTATAGTAACCGAAGTGTAAATATAAATATTTTGACTAGCAACTGAATCATATAAAACGTTGGTAAATGAAATTGTTAAATTTTCTGAAACAACAGTATTAGCAGTGAATACATAATTAGCAATTAAAGAACCTGACTCATATGTCGCACCAAAATCAACCGTGAGTTCGGGACTCAAAGTGACTGTTGGTGTTAATGTATTTGTTGGTGTGACAGTATTGGTTGGTGTATTTGTTGATGTGTTAGTGGGTGTTTGAGTTGTTGTTTTTGTAATCGAGGGTGTATTTGTAATTGTTGGAGTGATGGAAGGTGTGACCGTATTAGTAGGTGTTGGACTTGGACTGTTGAATGTAATTTGTTTTGTTTGATTACATCCAAGCGGGCTTAAAACATTTACCGTGTAAGTGTTTCCAAATGTTTCTAACGTCTGACCTGTAATTATAACTTCTAAAATAAGAGTCGAACCTGTTTCAGATTGAGTCGAGTAATTTGTATTCGCGGTTAATACAATATCACCACCGCCGGTGTTTGCAACAACTTGATTTACAAACCAAACGCCTGTTTGTCCTGATACTGAAATATTTATAGTGCCTGAGGCACCACTAAAGGATGGATTTTGAACACTTGAAATTTCTACATAAGCCGAATTACAATTAACTGTGTTGGTTGGAGTTACAGTATTTGTTGGTGTTGTAGTTATTGTGGATGTTACTGTCAATGTTGGCGTCATAGTTACGGTAGGTGTAACCGTATTTGTAGGTGTTGGACTTGGTGTTGCGTAATTAACTGTACCACTACACTGAGTATTTGTTTCAACTTCAATAACTCCATATTCATAACAATCTACATCACCCAAAACAGATTGAACATCAAAATAGAAAGGAAAACCACTATATGGTATTGTATCAATTGGTGATCCCCAAGAACCCGATCCGCAAATTCTTATATATATTTCAAAAGAATATGAAGACCCTGTTAAATTAGTATTTGTAATATTGATTTGTCCTTGAGATGCCATCGATTAATTTAATTAATTATAAATATGTGATTTAAAAAAAAGTTTACCAAGTTTTATATGGACTCACCATGGAAATGAAAGCAACTGGACTAAAATTACCCGTAGTAAAAGGTGGAGTTCCATTATTATCGTAATAAAGTGGTCTCGCCGATAAATTTAATTGTGATAAATTCATACTAAAATAAATTGCAAGATAAGAAGTTACACTCATATTTGTTTGAGGTGACTTCCGTATGAAATATGTTTTACTTCCGGCTACAGTATTTGTAAAACTTACGTTAGATGTAACAGCGGTATAAGTTCCACCTGAAACAGTACCCGTTGTTTGTTGTACACCAACAGTATAGGAACCCTGAGATCCTGTTCTTGATCCCCTCACTGCAAATCCTAAAATATAGGAACCACCTTCAAGCCCACTTTGTGTTGAATCAGAAATAACCCAAGGAGAACTGAACTCACTAGCAGTACTACCTGTAAATTGATTATATGTGACAGGACCATAAGTACTAGCACCACTCACAGAATTTAAAACCGAGAGATAATCAGACTCACTCACGTTGAGATAATTTCCGACCGATGCGTTCAAATATGCTGTTTTACCTGAGATTGACAGGGATTGATATATTGAATCATTTGAATAATCTAAATAAGTTTGTGTTGGTGTGGGGGTGATAGTAGAAGTTCTTGTGTTTGTTGGTGTCAAAGTTCTTGTTGGTGTTACTGTTCTTGTTGGTGTTACTGTTCTTGTTGGGGTAATCGTTGGTGTTATTGTATTTGTTGGTGTTATTGTATTTGTTGGAGTTGGCGTAACATTTTGAACTGTACTACTACATTCCAAAATACCAACAAAAGGAGTTTGAGTCGGAGTTAAAGTAGAAGTAGGAGTTTGTGTTTGTGTATTTGTTGGTGTTGGTGTTATAAATTCGATTGACCCCACACAATCCATAAAACCAACGAATGGAGAATTAGTCGGAGTTAAAGTAGAAGTAGGAGTTTGAGTCGGAGTTAAAGTAGAAGTAGGAGTTTGAGTCGGAGTTAAAGTAGAAGTAAGAGTTTGTGTTTGTGTATTTGTTGGTGTTGGTGTTATAAATTCGATCGACCCCACACAATCCATAAAACCAACGAATGGAGAATTAGTCGGAGTTGTAGAAGGTGTTTGTGTATTTGTTGGAGTTTGGGTAAATGTTGGTGTCGGTGTTTGTGTATTTGTTGGTGTTGGTGTTATAAATTCGATTGATCCAACACATTCCATAAACCCAAAAATTGAAGTGGTTGTTGGTGTAACGCTTGATGTTAAAGTTGGTGTTTTTGTTGTAGTTGGGGTAGGTGTGTTTGTTCGAGTTATTGTTGGAGTTGAGGTTGGGGATGGTGTTGGGCAAACAGGACATCCATAAATTTGTGAGCAGGATTTAATATCTGCACCATATACAGTTCCATTACTACCATCTCCACCAGAACTGAATGCTGTATAACATTTTTTGTTATATATAACACCAAAACCTAAGTTTACCCATCCACCTGATAAAGTATCATTGTAATTTACTTTGAGATATATTTCACTGTCAGTTGGACAACAGGGTTTGAAGATCCAGTTAACTAAAGTTGGATTTGGTTTTCCTAAAAATAAAACTTCGGCGTACTTGTTGTATATTAAATCCAAAGATTGATTATTTGTAATACTCGAATATACTAATTCATAAGGTTTTACATCCAAATAATCTAAATCATTCAGTTGGACTCTTTTAAATCCAATGGTATTTCTTGAGGGTATAACAACAAAATCAGAAATTACATATTCATCTCCATTGTTTTTGTATATAATATTTTTAAAATTAATTTCTAAATCACTCTCTACTTCAGTTGAAGCCGTAAAACTGTAATTGGCAACCGTTGATCCGCTTTCATAAGTGACTCCAAAATTTATTTCAATCTCTGATGATTGTGTAGGTGTTTGAGTTGGAGTTACAGTATTAGTTGGAGTTTCAGTAATTGTTGGTGTCTGTGTGTTTGTTGGAGTTTCTGTGTTTGTTGGTGTGACAGTATTTGTTGGAGTTAGAGTAGATGTTGGTGTTAGAGTATTAGTCGGAGTTTCAGAATTTGTTGGTGTGACAGTATTTGTTGATGTCAGCGTGTTTGTTGGTGTGATAGTATTTGTTGGAGTTACAGTGTTAGTTGGAGTTTCTGTATTTGTTGGTGTTAGAGTTTTAGTTGGAGTCGTAGTTTTTGTTGGAGTAAATGTTGGTGTTTGAGTATTTGTCGGTGTTGGGCTTAATTCTACAAATCTCGGAGCAAGTAAATTATATTGTTGAGATATTTCAGAAAGTGATAATTTTCTATTATACAAATATAAATTTGCAACATAACCCCAAGCTTGAGGAACAATATCATTATTACCCCACCCCCAATGAGTTCTTCCACCTGAACCGAAAGCTATCGGACTTCCGACTTGTGAACCATTTATGTAGAAAGTTTGAGATGAACTATCTCCAACTATTGCGTATTGAACCCAAACACCAACCGAAGATGAAAGGTCATATCCTGAACTTCTAAATTCGGTATCCCAATATCCTAATGTATTGGTTCCGTTGGGGATTGTAATTGGTGTGTATTTAGGTGAGTTTGTATAAAGTAATGTCCTAAATGATAATGGATTACCCTCTTCTACTCTAGCCCAAGTAATGTATGTGTATCCACTTGTTGGTAATGTTGGTCCAGTACCATTCACAACAACCCTTTCTGTTGAGGATGTACAATCAAAACATTTAATACCATTAAGTGTTGTAAATGATGCTCCGTCAGTTAATGTATGGTTATATGAGTTGGTTGTTAAATCAAAAACAGTTGTTCCCACACCTGGATAACTTACACTACTATCCGCCTCTAATTGAATAATCAAACCTGTTCTCACAAAATCTGATGTCGGTGTATTTGTTGGTGTTAGAGTATTAGTGGGAGTTTCAGTAGATGTTGGTGTTAGAGTATTAGTCGGAGTTTCAGGATTTGTTGGTGTGACAGTATTTGTTGGAGTTTCTGTATTTGTTGGTGTCAGCGTGTTTGTTGGTGTGACAGTATTTGTTGGAGTTTCTGTATTTGTTGGTGTCAGCGTGTTTGTTGGTGTGACAGTATTTGTTGGAGTTTCTGTATTTGTTGGTGTCAGAGTGTTTGTTGGTGTGACAGTATTTGTTGGAGTTTCTGTATTTGTTGGTGTCAGCGTGTTTGTTGGTGTGACAGTATTTGTTGGAGTTTCTGTATTTGTTGGTGTCAGCGTGTTTGTTGGTGTGACAGTATTTGTTGGAGTTTCTGTAAGACTAGGGGTTATAGAATTTGTAGGTGTTTGGCTATTTGTTGGAGTGGGTGATTTGAATGGGGTCTCAGTGGTGCTTGGTGTTACTGTATTTGTTGGAGTGTTTGTGGGTGTTTCAGTATTACTCGGTGTTTGAGTAGGAGTTTGAGTTTCTGAAGGAGTAATAGAAACACTATTAGTAATTGTTGGTGTTGTAGTATTTGTAGTTGTAGGTGTTGATGTAGTGCTCGGTGTGATTGTATTCGTTGGGGTAATTGTGTTTGTTGGTGTAATTGAATTTGTAGGTGTTGATGTTGACGTTGGAGTGGTCGTGTTTGTAGGTGTTTCTGTGTTTGTTGGTGTAACTGAACTTGTAGGTGTTAATGTTAGAGTCGGAGTGATTGTATTTGTAGGTGTTGATGTTGAAGTTGGAGTGGTTGTGTTTGTAGGTGTTTCTGTGTTTGTTGGTGTAACTGAACTTGTAGGTGTTGATGTTAGAGTCGGAGTGATTGTATTTGTAGGTGTTGATGTTGAAGTTGGAGTGATCGTGTTTGTAGGTGTTTCGGTATTTGTAGGTGTGGAAGTTATGGTCGGTGTGACTGTGTTTGTCGCTGTGATTGTATTTGTAGGCGTTTCTGTGTTTGTAGGTGTGATTGTGTTTGTAGGTGTTTCTGTGTTTGTAGGTGTGATTGTGTTTGTAGGTGTTTCTGTAGGAGTTACGGTATTTGTTGGGGTTAAGGTTGCGGTGTTAGTTGGTGTTAATGTGGATGTTGGTGTTTGTGTTGGTGTTAATGTGGATGTTGGTGTTTGTGTTGGTGTTAATGTGGATGTTGGTGTTTGTGTTGGTGTCTGAGTTGACGTTTGTGTTGGAGTTTTGGTGGGTAATGGTGTTTTAGAAGGGTTTGGAGTCGGAGTGTTTGATGGAGAAACTGGAGTTTGAGATGGAACAATTATGATATTTTGATCAGGTCCACAACATTCAACGTCATCTGTATCGAAAATTGAATCTATTACGTATATCTTTATTCGTTCAATAATTGGTAATGTTAAATTTCCATTATTGTTAATTAACAAAAATTCTCCATAGTATGATCCTGTTTTACCAATTTTTTTACTTTTAAACTGATAAATTAAGATGAGTTTTCCGTCCCTTAATTCGATTTTTGCAATATCTTTCAGTATTATTTTTTGACCGGTCAATTCGTCAACCATAGAAAAATAAACAACTGAATTTAATAAGTAAGGTGTATAGTCATTATGAAGACTTCTACCGTCTTGTAAAATTTCTACCTTTAATAATGGTAAATTAGAATTTTTTTTTATGTAAAAACTAATCATAATATATTATAAATATACTATGACTCTTTTCTTAATTTTGCATCATAATGATCGAATCTGTTGTGATCGATTGGTGAAATTAATAATATACCTGGTTCAATCATACCTTTAAGAGTAAGTTGGAAGATATGTGACATCCAAGTTTGTTCGTGTGGATGAGCCCATGTGGTGTCTAAGAACATTTTTTTATTACCTGATTTTGTAACAACTTGAGGCCAATTACAGTAATAAACTTCACCACGAGCATAAGGTATGGACTTATAAGATTTGATCTCGTTGAATTTAGTTCTTGGTGCATTTGGATCAAATCCTATTTGAGGAAGTCTGTTATAATCTGGCCATCTCTCATTTCTCACATCTTGAGGTACATTGTACCATGACCACTGTGTTGAATTATCTCCGTAAAATTCAGTAAAATTTAATTTCAAAAAGTCCAAACCTTCATTTTTGGTGATTTCTAAAGAATTTAAATACAGATTGTCAACATATCTGTTGAATCCATTTTTACAAATTGTATCATCACCATCGTAAAAAAACATATCATCTTCAAAGAAAAACATAAAGTCTGAATCAGATTTATCAAAATGTTCAGCAATATATTGTCTTCCTCCACAAATACCAAGATTTTCAGGGAATCGTAATTGTTCAAACTCAAACTCTTCACATAGTCGACTATACAAAAAATCTGTAGATCTATCAGTAGAGTTGTTCAAAAGATATTTTTTTGGTTTTTCAATAAAGTTGGAATCGTACTCATAAAAACTTTCAATCAAATTTTCGAATTGTTCGGGACTGTTAAAAGTAATGACGTACAATGAAGATTTATTTAAATCCATGTTCTTATTTTTTTCAATACGAGTGGTTTCATTTTTAACCTTAAGCTGGTCATTTTTTAAATCTTCAAAAAATTTACCAAAAAGTCCATTAGATTCGATTTCAAAATAATCAAATTGTTGTGGATATTTGTATACCATAATAGAAAACAAACTTTCTTCTGTACCCATAAAACCCCTCGATAGGGTGTCATCCATAAGACCATAATATATATTCATAGCCTCAGAGATTGTATCTTTCGGACCACCAAAAAAACCACCTCTCGCCACTTTTTCTATTTTTTTTGAGGAGATTCTACACATCTCATCATATTTAAATCCGTGAATTTCACCATCTGCTTCGTAAGGAAAACAAACAAAAGAAAACTTGTTAACGTACTTATGAATCTTATCGAACACTAAATCATGAGTAAAATAACCCGGATGAACCGTATTTGTAATCCCCGCATCTAACCAAAACATTTGTTTTGAATCAAATGAATCCATAATCCTTGCGTCATTCAACAAAAACATTTTCTGCATAACAAGAGGATTATACATTTTCAGTTGTGACTGTGTTGATTCATTCAACCAACCTTTTTGGGTTTTCCATTCTTGATTTTTTCTAATTTTTTGTATTTTCTCATAAAAATTTCCTTGGAACCAATTCAAATCCCTTGTTATAAATTGGATATTATTGTGTGATTTATTTTCCTGAACAAACTGATGAAGTTTTTCATCACCAAAGACAATTAAATTACAAGGTATCTGCAAAAATTTTTTGAAATTATTTAAATAATGTTCATCGAATTTTCTATTCCATCCGTCAGTCAAACTTTCTCTACCAATATCCCATAAACCAGTAACTAATGTTGTATTTTTCATTTCTTTTAATATGATGGTTCAAATCTTAATTTATTTTCAAAATTTGTTTGATTATATGTACAAGATAAAAAAAGAAAATTAGAAAACCAAGGGCAACCAACCCTGTAAATTTTGGTAGATTTTGACAAACAGTACATTTCGAAAAAAGTTTCTTGCATATAATCTAACAATTGTTCATCGGTCCAACCCAAAGATCTTACTTTATTGAAGTCGGTTGGATATTGATAGTTGGACATTTGTAAATTATCATAATTACTTAATGATAATTTTTTTTTCAAAATTTCATATTGAGTGGTTAATAAAATTTTTTTATCTCTGTTTTTTTCCAATATATCTATTATTTGAGGTAGGTGAATATCCATTTGTTTTTTTTGATTTTCCAACTCAAAGGGTCGGTAGTGAATGGAGTAAAATTCAGTATTCGAAATATCAGTTAACTTTTCTTCAAACTTATAAATCAATTCATCAACAAGACAACAAATTTTTGGAAGATCATCTCTATTTTGCCAATTTATGAATTGTTCGATATTTTTAAGTTCAGTAATTGGTGAATCCACATAAACATATAAAATTTTGTTATTATTGAAAACTAATTTTGTTTTTTTATTTAATTCGAAATTTGCGGTGTCATGCATATTGAAACCGTCCCCAACATGAAACAATATATTATCTAATAAATCAAATTTAAATATTTTTTTAAAAATAGATCTATCCTGATTGTTCATTTTATACGGATTAAGTGAAAAATCAACCTCACAGAAAACTTCGTAACCTAAATTTTTTAAAAAACTTTGTAAAACAACAAATCGGTATAATGTGTCGTAGGTACTTCCCAATCCAGCGTTGAATCCTCCAATAATATAAGATTTCATTCTTCACTTAAAATATCATTCCAAACCATATAAAGAGGTTTTGGTTTATTACTTTTTTCACTCCAAACATTAAAATGAAAATCATCTTGTTCATTTGTTTGATAAACTGAGAATTGGTAATCTATCATGATATCCGAACAAATATCAAAAGTGGGCTTCATTAATTCTTCTTCGGTGCAGAGGTAATTTTTTTCCAAAACCTTTGAACAAACGTTCCAAAAAGTATTCAGATAAACCCGTAATTTTGCAGAATCACCACCTATCATTCCACCTATAGGATAAGGCGGATATATTGGTGGAACATCGATTGATAAAGAATGAAGTTTATAACCAATTTGAGGGTTTGTTGATGTGATATTGAAGACCTTGTTTTCTGTTTTTTTATTTAAAATTTCAAAAATTTTGGTATTAAATAATTTTGTGAAATCATATTGACTAATTTCATTGTTAACCCAAACAGGTACACCACCTCTGTGGTATTCGATATCACCATATGGAACGCAGTACATCCAAGGGAAAATTCCAGGATGTTGTAATCCACAATCTATCCAATAAAGTCGATCGCAATTATCTAATTCCTTTTCCATAACCTCAAATTTTCCCCACATGATTTCAGGACCTCTACCACTTAAATCCGTATCGAAATTTACGTCTCTTATTTTCGATATTTCTTTATGAAACTTCATTTCACTAAGTTCGAACAGTTTTATTTCTAAATTACTAAGTTGATATGAATGTTTTAGTTGGAGGAGTTCTTCATAATTTTTACTGTGTGTATAACATATAATAGGAAAGTTAATTCCTTTGCAGTGACTGATCAGTGATCCCAAATATCTTGGTTTTAAAGAACTTCTTGTACCTTGGAATGGGTAACCTTCAACGTCCATCCAGTAAGCTGTGACTATTTTAGTTTTCATTAAATTAGTTTTTTAAATTATTAATTTTTTAAAATCTTGTGTGGAAATCACCGGTTTTTGTATGAAAGTAAAAACAATCACTCATTAACCTTAAAATCCCATCATATGAATATTTCATACCTGATTCGTGAATAGAAATCCCTATTTCGAAACCATCTGGATAATTTCTAATATCATTTGCAATACTATACCATAAGAACTGTTCCCACCTTTGTACAAAAAATTTAAATTTTTCATTATTTTTCATGACAAGTATCTGCTCATTCACACAGTGTGCATCATCCCATTTATCATGATCAAAAACATCATAATCATATAGTTTATCCCTGAAAAAACTTTCGTTTGGATTTTTTTTATGTATTCCGATCGGTGCAGGTCTTTCGAACAAACAATCGATATTATTTTGCTCCATGTAATCCAACATGTACAATATTTTTTTCTCATCAAACCCCTCCCAAACTCCCCAATCACCATCTGTAAAAATCACATATTCGTGATGAATGTTTTGATTTGATTTTTCATACTCCAAAACATGTTTTAAGGACAAACATTTCAAATTTAAATGAAAATCAAATCCACCACCTGAACAAAACATAGATGGGGGATCAATTATTTTAGTGTGAATTCTTTCTCCTTGGTTAAGTAGATCTTTATTTGTAGATGTTATGAAAAAATTACATTGAGTTGTTTTTTCTCGTAGTTCTTTATAGAATTCTTGTGTCTTACTTTCGTAAGGTTCATTTACCGCTAATGTTGTAAAACAATATCTCATGATATTTTTTATTTTTATAAATTTAATTCCTTAAGATATCTTAGGCATTCTTCACCACTTGGTTTGGTTGGGTTGTCGTTTTCATCGAGTTGTATTCCGATGAAAAATTCTTGATTGTCTCTTGGTATGTAAGTTTCTGGTTTATCAAATCCAGAGTAAAATATATCTGACTTATCTATTTTTTGTATGTATTTGTATAGTATATCTTGGTCTGTTCCCCACACTAAATTGTTTGTTTCAATGTATTCATGAAAATGAGATTCAAAATTTCTGTCTTTACCTTTAATACCAAATAACCCACTAGGTACTGGTGCATGCCAGGGGTGATCTCTGATAATTGAGTATTTATTCTGACTTTTTTCCCAACGTTTTATGTACTCAACCTCCCTATTTGATATCCTACTGTCTAAATCTCTAGACAGATGAATTCCATCTTTCAGAAATGTTAAATATCTCCAGAAATACGGGAATTCTAATGAGGATTTGTTTCCAATTTTAACGTCTTTAACATCAATTAGAATCGCCCCTAACGAATTAAGTTTTTCCAAATAACCATCTAAAATCATTTCAGGGTGATAATAAATAACTGTTTTCCAATCCGGTAATAATTGTTCATTAATCATTATGTTTTTTTCGGCACCAATGAAATATTTTAAATCACGACCAAAAAGAGAATATGAAATAAATTTATCCATAATTAATAAATAATAATTTTTAGTAAGACACTTTTATAGATATTTTTTTATAAAACTTTTCCAATATTTGTTTGTCAATATAAAAAGTGTTTTAATTAATTTTCGCTAATTATTTTATCTAAAAATTCTAAAACGTACTCTTCATTGAAATAAATTGGTAATTTATTATCGATAAAAATAGGTTCTTCGAAAAATTTTGTTAGTTTATTTCTATCCTGATATAACTCATCTAAATAAATTACTAAAGATTCAATTGTCTCAAATTTATGTGCGTTTACAAAAGAATTAGGATTAAATCCTTCTTCTTCGATAAATTTATTTCCATAAAAAATTGGTATGGAATCGGATGCGTAAGCATGAATAATTTTTTCTTGTGTTAAATAATCAGTATCTGTGTACTGATATGATATGTTAAATACACAATCAGAAAAGAATTTAATTTTATCTCGGTAAGTTAGTCCATCGATTTTACCCATATAATCAGGATTTGAATAATTATGGTATTGATGTGGATTTAAGACTTCAGAGTTATTGATTGTTTGTCTCCAAGGTCCCGAAGATTTAATCCAATGTTTTTTTATGATTTCATCGAATAACTTTTCCCTATCCACATTATGACTCGATTGAACAATACTACAAAAATGTTTTTTCCCATTTAAAATATTTTGTGAATCTCGTTTTTCTGTTAGCCAACCAAAATCACTATCAAACATTCCACCTTCATTATGTAAAACAAACGCATCCAAAACATATGTAGGAAATCTGAGATATCTATCGTGGGTTAGATGTTCATAACCCATACAATAATAATTTTCTCCTTTATTTAAATGAGAGTTAAAATCAGGTCTCGCCTCCCCACTCAAAAATATTTTTTTAACTTTTGGACCATATTCCGTTTCACTTTTGATTGTATCTTTTGTGTAATAATCTAATTCCCCTTCTCTATAAAATTGGTTAGTGTAAATTACAATATCAGGATTTTTAGAATCAATAACCACATTGTATTTTTTGGAGAGGATTTTAACAAAAAAATTTAACCACGAGAAATTTCCAACTCCTGGAAAATTTGCTCTAGACACTTTAATTGTTTTCATTTTTGTACAAGTTTTATTTTAATTTAATAAATTCATATCTTGATTCATCATCAACGATCAAATTTAAATGTTTACCATGAGATAGATTATTCGAGTTTGGTCCATCTTTAGTCAATGGCCAATAAATTTTTTCAGCGTTGGACAGAAAACAAGCCCAAAATGAAAATGTTCCCTGACAAGCGATTATTCTATTAAAACTTGTAATTTCACTAAAAACATCGATAATTCCACCGTCAATAAATTTTGGATTATACTTTTCAATTTTTTTTAAAATACTACTGTGCTGATATGTATGGTCAATTGATACATATAAATTTTCAAATTCTTCATTTTCAAGGATAGTCAAATAATATTCATCATCAATTACAAATCTAGCATCATCTCGACTATTTCTCAGCATCATAATTATGTCATTGTTATTTCTCTTTTCTTTTACTAACTTTTTATAAAAATTTCGTACCTCATTTTTATACGGTTTAATATATTCATATTTACTATAGTACCCTGTTGATAATATTTTATTATTGTCTATTTTTTTTATAAAATTTTCAATACTCCCATAAGAAATAAAAGTATCATCATCGATCACAATTGGGCAACAATCAACAGACTTTTTATTAGTAATACTTCCAAAAGGAAACTCATCAACTATATATTGATTTGTTTTTTGTGTTTCTCGTCTTATAAATGACTTATCAGGTAATATTAGATTATAATCCAATGAATCCGAAATTATTTTACAAGTGGCATAGATGAATAATTTATTTCCCAAATTCTTTTTATAGGAGGAAAAATGACCACCCTGTAAGTGATGATCATATTCATTGTAAATTTCGATCATTATTTAATTATTAGTTGGTTATAATAAGCGTTAATTAAATTATCATCTCCAATATAGGGTTTACCATTACCAAAAACTTTGATTGGTATTTTTTCCTCCCAAAACAAAGTTAATTCATTTGCTACATAATTTTTTAAAATCAAATCACTTCTTTCATCTGTTTCAATCCAATTAAATTTTGGATAAACAATTAACTGGTTGTCAAAAACATCAAAAAACTGTTTGTGATGTGCATCACCTCTGTATTTATTAGAAAACAGTTTGGTAAATTCATTATATTTTGATGGTATTGCAATATAACCCCTTTTTGAAATTTTTTCTAAAATTTTAGATAATTCTATAGGATTAAAGACATCTTCCATAGTATGTGAACATATTGAAAAATCAAATTTTCCATGTTGATTCACATATTCAAATATTTTATCCCATTGTTCGATATCTTCAATGTTTATATCAAAAAATAATGTATCTTTTTCATGAACCGGATATGTATCTACAACTACTTTACATTCAGGATAGGACCAATATCTTGCGGACGCACCAATATCAATTGATGTGTAATTATTTTTAGAAATTAAGTCCTTTACATAGGGTCTAAATTCCCCGTGGTTATTATAATTCCATTTTGTTATCATGATTTTATTTTTTTTATTTATAAATTACCGGTCATTCTTTCACCCCAACCCTTACTTTCAGAGTGTGGCCATACAACCCAATATGCTGGTTTTTGTTCCGCATTAAAAGTTCTCCAAACTTTACAATATCCATCAGGATCTCGGAAAAAACCTTGAATTTCGTGTTTATCCGCATCTTTTCTAAATATGGTCTCATCATTGTGGTCATGAAATGCAACCACCCAAAAGTCATAATCTTTTTCAGGAACTCGATCATAACCGATATCAATACAATGTTTAAATTGTTTTGTAAATGAGTTTATCCAATCTTCTTCGGTTTCAAAATCATTTGGATTTGGTGGGTATTCTTTATCTAAAGTATATTTTTGTACGGATCTTTGACTAAATAGGAGACCCGAATATCTTTCGTAATCTCTTAAAGTTCTAACTTTTCCAAATCCAAAATCTCCAAAATCAATCTGTTCTTCACCATCCATTCCAAACAATTGTCTATTTTTTTGGTGACTACGGTTATTCTTTTCAACCCACTTCTTATCATCATCCCACTGTTTGGTTCTACCTTTTCTTGTATATTCGTGATAAATAACAACTCTGTGTGGGTGAAATAAGTCGTATCCATGTGTGTACGCCCTTGCGGCAATACTGATTTCTTCTCCGTGAAAATAATATTCAGGATCGTGTTGCACCTCTTTAGAGAACTGTCCAAGAGTAAAACAGAAGTGAGCTGAATAAAATCTAGCAGGTACTGGTTTATCCAAATCATTCCAATTCGGAATTGTTTCGGGTAAGAAAAATACAGCTCCTTCAGGTATAAATCTATCAAAAGTCATCCTCCAAGGGTCTCTTGCTCTTCCTGCCGGATCATTATCGGGATCAAACGAACTTACATAACCAGTCAAAAGTGGTTTTTCATGACCATCCTCTTTAAGTTGATCAATCATGTCAATTAGAGTTATATCCCAACTTTTCTCGAACCTCATGTGGGAGTCGATTTGAAGGGTATAAGTTTCATTTTTGTAGAGTTGTTGAATAAGGTGTCTCGCCCAACAAGCACCGTTTGATTCATTATAAGGAATGTCGAGAATTCTGAATCTTGTATCTTCTCTATATTCTTCTAATTTATCGAATCCATCTTCTTCACTATATTGTCTTGCGATTCCGAACCTCAATTTATCGGGTCGATCCGCCATTTCAATCATATTCTTGATTGTTTTTTCTAACTCAGGGTCTCTATAAGAGGCTATTTGAACAAATATGGTCACTTAATTATGGAATTGAATTTTATTTTACGTAAATCATAAAAAAAATTCACCCATCGTAAAGGTTAATTTTCTACTAATCCAGATTGCCAATAAGTTTGTCCATTAACAGTAATTGTTCGTTGAGAATCAAATCCTTGAATTTCGTAAGTATCTATGTTATTCAAATTTAAAAAACTTGTGGGACTACCATTCCAAGGTTCAATACCCATCAATTCCGCAACTTTATCAATTCGATTAAATATACCAACTTCTATACCACTTCCTAATGTACCACCGGCAAAATTCAAACCCACTAATTTCCATACACCATTAAAAAATCCAAAAACCCCTGATCCTGAATCACCCGGAATAGAAGGGTCGGGGCAACTTTCATTAACTCTTGTGAACGCAATTTGATTTCGAAATGGGTGAATCCAAATTTTACCATCGTTATTTTTTCTGTACCCTTGAACACTTGTAGAAAAATTGGAGTACAATGCCTTCAAACCACAAAGACTTCCTTGTTTGGGTCCTGATGAACGACCTGACGCGGCTAAAGGAATATTATTTGTTAAGATCGAGTCAATTTCCGCAGTTGTTGCAAAAATAGGAGCGTATGTGAAATCTAATCCATACTGTTTATATGATTGAGAGTTTGAGGTGACACTTTCCTTCAAAGCAACCAAACAACAATCTATTTCAGCGCTAGTTGAAGGTAATAAATAACAATACATAACTCTACCTAAGTTATAAAAATCAGTTTCATAAGAAGAACTTTCACCTGGTTGATAAATTTGCTCAACTAAAGAATTATAATTGAAAGAACATGGGGGTGTCTTACAAAGTGTTGATGCCAAATAATGAGTTTTCATTGCAACATGTAAATTGGTAACCCCAACTAGAGATCCTGTTTCAGAATGTTTCGCCATAAAACCAAGAGTACCTATACCATCTGTGGTTTTTCTGATTGAAATACCACCCACAATTGGTCGAATGTATGACCTGTTAGGAACAGGATTAAAAATACAATTTGTATTAAATTCAGTAGGACATGGGTTTGTATTTGCAACAAAAGATTCAACAATATCTGTTTTCAAAATTGTCCCATTCAAATTAACTCTACTAGGTATTAATTCTGATGATGAAAGAAGTTCAATTGGTTTTTTTTCATCGACGAAAAAAACCACAGATAATTCGTCAGTTACAACACCATTTTTTATTTTTTTTCCCAAACAAATTGATTCATTATCGTATTCGACCTTTAATTGTTCAATTGATTGATGTAAAGATTCATTTTTCATTATCAAAGATTATTAAATCGAACAAAAATTGTTTTTATACCTGTATTACCTGGTGATCTCGAAACAGTAGGGGTAATGCTTGGTGTTGTGGTGAGAGTTGGTGTGACTGAAGGTGTTGGTTGTGCCGTAGGAGTAAGACCAGGGGTTACAGTCACCGTTGGTGTAATTGAAGGTGTTACTGTTATAGTAGGTGTAATAGAAGGTGTTAAAGTGATGGTCGGTGTAATTGTTGGTGTTGGTGTTGCGGTAACCGGTGTAGATGGTGTGGGTGTAGGGGCTGGTTCAAATTCACCACAATTCAAACAAAAATAATCAAATAAATTATATATCCCTTTCAATATTCTATTGTTATGTTGAATTTGTCCACCATTCAAAGGTTGAGCATAAAATCTAAATTCAGATAAGGCACCATCAAATGTTCCTCCAAAATATTTTTCCATCAAAATTCCGGTAGAAATTCCAGACAATGTTGTAGATGATAAAACTGTGTCTGGAAAAAGTTCAGGATCTTGTTGGTAAGTGGTTCCAGTACAGGAGTTAAATGTCAAATTTTCTCTTAACCCTTGAGTTCCACCACCCCAAGACATAGAATAACTTACCCCTATTTGTTTTTCTTTTTCAGTATCCAAAGGTCTTGGAATTATTTCTTCGAAATTTTCTACCACCATAAACAAATACCCATTTAAAAATACTTTTAATGTCCCAAGCCTTTTATCTTTGGAATCAATAAAATCTCGATTCATAACCACTCTTTGAACTGGATATTCTACTTCTTCATCGTGAGTAAAAGGTGGTCTTATTAAACTTAAAGTGTCATTTCTTTCTGTTGCGGGATAAATCAATGAACTCATCTCACCAATACCCCCCTCATAAAAAAGATCACACCCCTCATAAAAAGTATATCGTTTGAATGATACATCAATTTGTAACCACTTTTCTGTATTCAAAAAATCAGTTTGATTTGTACTTCCCGAACAAAAATCGTAAATACCTATATTCGAATATATGTTATTGATTGAATATCCGGTCAAATAATATTCGTTATTACTACAATCGGCTGTTGTTTGACAAGCACCTGTAATTGTTATTGTTCTAATATTAATTTTGGGGTTTTTTGGATCACCAGACAACCTTATTGCAAATGAGTTAGATAATACATCTATTGTTGGGTTTTTTGGTGGAATAGCCACTACCTTATGTTCACATGCGTTCCCACAAACGGTACAGTCAGTTCCCTGAAATGTATTACCCGAAATTGGATAAACATTATAACAATCAGAGGTAAATCCAGTTTGACTACATGAACAAGTTTTTAAACAATCTAAATTTTCAGTGACCCTCGTATATGCTGTATAATTTTCAGGATGACCTGATGCATAATGATAAAATTTATCTTCAGCCCTTGTACCCATGAAAAAGAAAATACCTGCGTTCTCAGGATAAATTTGGTTCAATGTTGTTTGCCCATTATTCGGGGTAAATTCATCGTATATTCTAGGTCTTATAACGGTTTCTAAAGTCCATCCTAATTCATATCTTTCCGGAAGAATTTGCCAATCATATTCATGCAGTTTGTAGAATCCTTGATAAAAACCACCATATAATTCTTGATAGTATCCAAAATCTGAAGAATTTTTGGACACTATATTATACACGGTATCTGCAGTCAGACCTGAAAATCTTGTGTTGGGGGATCTTACGTTTGATGTAACAGAAATCAACTTAAGCAGCCTGTCGTATGTTAATCTATCAAATTTATTTATACTTTCTAATAAACCTTTGGTATGGTAAAGTGTTTCGCCTGTCATTCTATCTGTCAGACCATTGTCAATACCGGTTAATCCAACATCACAAATTCCTGTTAAAGTGTAACATTCACTTTCTTGTAGATCATCAAATGGATAAAATTTATCTGAAACTATATTATTATCACTGTTGAAATCACCATAATTTAATTCTAATTGTGGTGAACAGTCGTTGTCCCATAATCTGATATTAACAGGTAAAACCGAACCATCGTCAAAACCAATTAAATTAGTGGAAAAAACGGTCTCTTGGTCGAACTCGATTTCATCATTAGATAAGTAAAAATCGTAATACTGTGAAGTATCCAATCTTACTTTAATTGCGTTGTTGGAATGATTTCTAATATTTTGAATTCCCACGGATCGTTTTTTTAAAATAAATACATCTAACCTTGTATTTATAGTAAAAACTTAATGAAACTTAAGGGTTATAAACTCGAGAAAACCGCGGAAAAAAAGTCCGAAGAGTTGGGTTGTGAAGGTACTCACAAACACGGAGACATCTTCATGCCATGTAAAACTCACAAACAATATTTGTCAAAATTAAATAAAACTGAAAAGGGTGAGTTGGATGAGTTGGTTGATTTTGATGGAACTATGAATAGTTCAAAAATTCCGTTTGGTCTCAATCCAAAACTCCACCCAAGAAAAACTATGGACCAAACCGTTCCAAGTGCAAGGATAACAAATGACCCACTATCAAGAGGATTCAGAGCTTTTGGGGCGTATTTCTCACCGACATTAAAGGAAGTGAATTTTAAAGATGCGTTTGGATATGAAGAAACAAAATTTATGGACGCAGAAGAAACCATAGAGTATTTGGAAGACAAATTAGGGATGGACGTGGATGACGCGGTGGATAGAGCAGAACAGTTTGGAAAAAAGGAATCCATGGATGAAAAATCACCATATAAAGGAGATAAAAACTTTGTTATGAGAGGTGTTTTGAAAGAAAAAGAAATTCAAGAAGAACAAAGACAAAAAGCAATAAAAATGGTTGAAGATATTTTGGTTCAAAAATCAGCAAAAGATCATGATTTGAACGATAAAGAATCCAAAACCTCAAAAATACTTCAAAGAAATATCAAGTCTTTGAAAAAGATGGCAAAAAAAGAAGGTTTGTCGGTTTCCGAACTTTTAAAACTCGTCAAAAATCTATGAACAAATCCCTATACGGAAAACAGATTAGAGTTCCAAATGAACTTTTGAACCTCTTGAAAGAGAAACAAAAGTTGGGTGCGGGTAAGTCAAAAGAAGAATTATCCCAAACTCAAGGGTGGAAAAGAAATTTAGATTTGGTAAAAAGAAAAATAATTACATTCCAAAATTTGGAAAGGTGGCAAAATTGGTTTAAAACAAATCCAAAAGAAGGAATTTCATATGAACTTCATGGTGGAGAACCAATGGAAAGGTGGGTTGTTCAAACTTTGCAAAACATGAGAGATCAAGATGGTAAAAACAAAGAAGTTCAAAAAACAACAAAACCCGAAACTGATTTGAAACCTGAAAGTCCGTTGATGGGTAGAGAACCGAATCAAAGTAAATCAGATCAGTTTGGTCCTGCCAAAATTAATAAAGAAATAAATAAAATAAAAAAATTAATAAATTATGGAAGCTAACGATAGATTAGATTTCGCACAACCGAACAACGATTTGAGTAAAATTGCTGAATCACAAAGAGGTATTTTATTTCCAAGAAATGATTTTTCTCCAAGATCACAAAGTTACTCTTCAGTTCACCCTGATGCTATTGCCGATGGTGATGCGATTGGTAGAGGTACAGGTCTTTATTTAGATGTTTATAATGTTCAAGCAGGAACTTCTTTGGATACTGCAGAAAGAGTTAATAACATCAAGATCAACAAATATAACAAAGACAAAGGTTATACAATCCCTGAATAATGAAACTTCTTAAGGAATTAAGAAAATTAGTACTTCTTGAAGTTGCGTCCCAACAAGACCTTACAAACGCCATACGCAATAAAAATGTGATCGTAATTAACTACGATGGTGATCAACCAGGTGGTAAAGGTTTGAGGGAATTGGAACCGGTGTGTTTGGGTCTTTCTAAAAAGGGTAATTTAGTTTTAAGAGCATGGGAAAGAGAGGGTGCTTCACATACTTCAACTATCGGAAAACAACCATTACCAGGGTGGAGGTTGTTTATTGTTCCTAAAACATTTTCTTTTAACTTAACAGGTGATAAATTTACAGAGGCTCGTCCTGGTTATAATCCAAACGGTGATAAATCCATGACTAAGGTCTACATAAATGCAAAATTCTAATTAAGATGTCAGATATGAATTCTTTGATGCAAAAGTTGGCTGTATCAAAACAAATAATGAATAGACACGATGATATGTCTAGAGGTCAAGTTCGTGAAAACGCAAGAGTAAATATTCCCCAAGAATATCAAGAACCAACTTACAATATACCATCACAACCACAACAAGTTTCCGCACCGGTTTTGAATGAACAAAGAATCATGAGTTCAAACCTACCCGACGAAATTAAGAGATTAATGATTGAAAACCCGATTGCTAAACCCGATTCTTATAGTCCAACACTATCAAACGATGTTATTGAAGGTGCTGCGAAATTGATTCAGAGTCAGTCAGGACAGCCAAAAAAACAAAATAATCAAACAACAGTTATTGATGAATCTTTTAAAACTATGTTGAGAAATTTGGTTAGAGACACAGTTAGAGATGTAATCAAAGAAGAGTTAGGTCAAATTAAAGATGTGATTACAGAATCCAAACCTTCAAATGAAACAATGAAACTATCAATTGGAAAACATGTCTTTGAGGGAAAGATTACGACCGTGAAAAAACTGAAGTAACACTTTTTTTATTGAAGGTTTTTATTTATACTTTCAATAAAAAAATATGTCAAAAAAACGAATTTTAGTCCTTCCAAGTGACCGTACCGGTGTTGGTAAATTCAGATCGGTTCAACCCCACACTTATCTACAACAACAATACCCTGACGAGTTTCATATTGATATTATGTATGATATCAATATTAATGATATTAATTTCTTTAAAAATTACGATATTGTTTCCTTTCATAGAAGTTTGAACACCGATTATGAAGGGTCAAGACAAATGATTCTCAAACTTAAAGATATGGGAATCAAAACTGTTTGTGATATTGACGACTATTGGATGCCTGGTATGGAACATCCTGCTCATGCAATGGTTGTAGAACGTAAGTTCGATCAACTTATCGTTAATAACTTGAGAGCTGCGGAATGGGTCATAACAACTACTGATTTGTTCGCAAATGAAATCAGAAAAACTGTCAATAAGAACGTTCATGTTATTGCAAATGGTATTGACCCCGAAGAACCACAATTCAAAGAACCAACCCTTCCTTCAGATAAACTTCGTTTCGGATGGTTGGGAGGATCTTCCCACCTTCATGATTTGATGCTTTTGGAAGGTACTTTTGACAAGATTTCAGAATTAAGAGATAAGTATCGTCTTTATATCTGTGGGTTTGATACTCGTGGTACTGTTACAGAAATTGATAAATCAACGGGGAAACAAACACAAAGACCAATTCTACCTGAAGAAACTGTTTGGGCTAAATACGAAAAGATATTCACCTCAAACTATAAGTTTGTTTCCGACAAGCAAAGAGAATTTCTCACAAAGTGGAAACAAGAAGAATATACAGGAGAACCTGATCCGTTTTATACAAGAGTTTGGACAGCACCTGTTACATCATATGCTAAAAACTATAGTAAGTTTGATATTTCTTTGGCGCCGATCAAAAATACCATGTTCAATCGTATGAAATCACAATTAAAAGTTATTGAGGCTGGTTTCTATAAAAAAGCAATTATTGCATCTAACATCGGACCATATACGATTGATATTAAACACGGTCTTGATCAAGGTAATTTTGTAAAAGGAGCAAATGGTTTACTTGTTGATGAATACAAAAATCATAAAGATTGGAGTAAATTCATGAAAAAATTGATCGAAAATCCAAGTTGGGTTGAAGACTTGGGAGAACAACTTTATGAAACCGTAAGTTCAAAATACCACTTGAGGGTACTTTCCGAAAACCGTAGAAATTTCTATAATTCAATATGACATTAGATAAACCCCTCGACAAGATTCTGTTTTTTGATATTGAAACAGTTTCAGAATTTGAAACTCTTAAAGAGTTAGAAGAGAAAAAACCGAAGTTACATAAGGTATTTTTCGATTATATTGATTTTTTCAAAAGGAGGTACCCTGAAGATGGGGACATCACCCCTGAAGAAAGATATTTCAAAAGGGCAGCGTTGGTTCCTGAATTTTCAAGGGTGGTTGCCGCTTCCTTTTGTTTTTATGATACAAAAGGTGAGTTACATAGAACCACTTTTTCAAACCATGACGAGGTTGAATTATTGAAAGAAATCAGAACTCTTTTCAACCGTATTGAACGATTGGATTTCTACATGTGTGGTCACAATATTAAATTATTTGACATCCCAACTCTTGGGAAAAGATTTGTCATAAATGATATGAAACCACCCAAAATTTTTCCAATCTATAATACCAAACCTTGGGAGGTAAAAGCAATTGATACAAAAGACCTGTGGAACTATAACAACCCATATTCTATTGGTTCATTAGATCTTTTGTGTGTAAGTATGGGAATTGAATCTCCAAAAGAAATGGAAGTTTCGGGTGAAAACTTGAACGAATTCTATTACAAAACAAAGAAGTTGGATGTAATTTCAGAGTATTGTGAAAAAGATACTGTTGCTCTTGCTCATATAATTAAAAAAATATTTGAATTAAAATGATAAAAGATTTAAAAAACTTTACGAGTACAATGTCGGTACTTAAAGATTTGATGGATATGTCATCCGACCAAAGTAAAATCAATGAGACTTTGGGTCATTTGGAAGAACAAATGAAAAATTATAGACCCAAGATGAACCTTTCATTCGTCAACAAGTCTGATAATCCTGATCCAACATACCATTATGGTAGTGACTCAGGTTTTGATCTTTTATCCAATCAAGAAACTACAATTCCTGCAGGAACACGAACAATTGTTTCAACAGGATTATTTTTTGACATCCCGTATGGATATGAAATTCAAGTCAGGTCTAAAAGTGGTCTTGCCTTAAATAAAGGTCTTTTTGTCTTAAATTCACCAGGAACTGTTGATTCTGGTTACAATGGTGAAATAAAGGTTATAATATATAATACAAGCACTATGGATATCAACATTCACAAAGGTATGAAAATCGCTCAAGCGGTTGTTACACCTGTTGTAAATGGAGATTCTGTTAGTCTTAATAAAGTGGATGATTTAACCGAAAAAGATAGAAATTCTAACGGGTTTGGATCAACAGGTATATAATTAAAAAAATGCAAAGAAAAAAAGAGGAAGTTAAACCAAGAGAAGTTTATGTTAATAAAAAGGATTTAATAAATTCTATTGTAACTAAAAGACAACGAAAAAAGTTTTTAACTGATTCACAAAAGGAATATTATGATATTCTTTGTAAGAATCAGATTACAATCTGTTCGGGTCCTGCAGGTGTTGGTAAGTCGTTTGTTGCCATGAGAGCAGCAATTGATCTTTTATGTGATCCTGAAAACGGTTATGAAAAAATTATTATTGTAAGACCCGCCGTTGAGGCAGAAGAAAAACTCGGATCACTTCCGGGTAATGTAGAGGAGAAGTTGGATCCATACATTTTTCCAAGTTACTATCTTATGAATAAAATCATTGGAAAGGAAGCAAGAGAAAAACTAAAGGAAGTTGAGATTATTGAGGTATTTGCGTTGGCTTATATGAGGGGAATGAATATTGATAATTCTATTTTGATATTTGAAGAAGGCCAAAACGCAACTCCAAAACAAATGAAACTTCTTTTGACAAGAATTGGTTTTAATAGTAAATTCTTCATTTCAGGTGACTTGGAACAAACAGATAGATATAAAGACAAAACACATTCAGGTCTTTATGATGCACTTATGAAATTTAAGGATGTTGAAGATATAGGTGTTTTTAGTTTTGATAATAAAGATATTATCCGTAATCCTCTCATCAATAAAATATTGGATAAATACGAACAATGAGAATAGCGTTTGAGGTAAATGGTGTTCTTCGGGACACCATTAAAAAATTGGAATCTACTTACGAGAAGTTGATGATTGAAGAGTTGGAGGTTGGGGAGGAAGAGGTGTCCGATGATTTCAAGTATGAGATTGTAAGGCCAATCAATACTGAAATTATCAAAGATCACTTTAAATTTAAATCTGATGAGGAACTTTATGATTTTATATATGTTGAAAATCCTATGACAATTTTTGGTCACGCTCCTTCAACAGAGATGAACACCTTTGTAAGTTTGGATAAGATTTATAAGGAATTAAGAGATGAAAATGAAATTGTAATTGTTTCTGACGAGTTCGGTAAATCAAAACCGTCAACACTCTTTTTCTTATCCAAGTTTGGATGTGAGATTGAAGAGGTTATTTTCTATAATAACAAAACAATTGATAAAATCTTTAAAGACATCGATGTGTTGGTAACTTGTAATACTGCTCTTATAAAAGAGTATAAAAAATGGATGAAACACATGGTTTTATTCTCAAATGAACAGAACTCCTCTTTTGAACACGATAAAAAGATTTACTCTTTGGAAGAGTTTATAAATTATTATAAAAATAATATATTAAATGTTTAAAATTTTTGGTGATGAATGGTATTTAGATTTAAATTATTTAGATACAAAATTGCGTCTCGACTTTGACCCAAAAAATCAAAAAGATGATGAAGAACAAGGTCAGACAATAAATGTTGTAAGTTATGAGGTTTACAAATTTCTGATTGAGGTCTTAATGACCGAGAAAGATGATGTAGATGAAGCGATGGGAATTAGAGGAAGTGATGTTCCAATACCATTTAAATTGGCGTTTAATACTTTAGTTAAAGATAATATATTGAAAAAATCGGAAGACGATGACAGATAATACAGTAAAAATTGAAAAAACAATTTTGTCACTAAAAAATGGAACCAATAAATTCTATTTTTTTGTACAAGATACAAAGGGAAATGCGAAAGCATCGATAAAATACATTTATGATATTGCAAGAACCTTAAAAGATAATGGTAAAAATGCCATAATTTTGTTTGAAGAAAAAGGATTCACATCTCACAAATCTTGGTTGGGTGATGGTTATGAGGACTTGGAGGAGAATTATGTGAATGGTCAGAACTTACAGGTTGGAGTTGAGGACTTTTTGATTATACCAGAATTACTTGGATATATCATTGAACAGGTTCAATCCTTACCCTGTGGTAAGGTTGTTTTGACTCAAGCTTATGATCATATATTTGAAACTCTCAAACCAGGTCAGAGTTGGAATGGTTTTGGTGTTTATAAGTGTCTCACAACCTCCGGAAAACTTGCTGAAAAAGTTCGTGATGTTTTCAGAGGTGTATCCGTAGATATTTTACCTGTTTCTTTGTCAAAATATGCAACAGAGAAAGATAAACCGGCAAAACCAATCATTGCAATTCATTCAAGAGAACAAAGAGATTCTTTGAATTTGATCAAAACTTTTTATCAGAAATATCCGCAATACCGTTGGTTCACTTTCCGAGATATGAGATCGATGAATCAAGATCAGTTCTTTGAACCATTAAGGGATGCATGTGTTTCGGTTTGGATTGATGAGAAATCAAGTTTCGGAACATTCCCTCTCGAATCAATGTCCACAGGAACTCCCGTAATTGGTAGAATTCCTTACATAGAACCTGAATGGATTAATGAAAAAAACGGTATTTGGACAACTAATAACTTTGAAATTGTTGATATTTTGGCCGACTATATAAAGAACTGGTTGGAGGATAATGTTTCTGAAGGTTTGATTGAAGAGGGTTTAATTACCGCTCAAAATTACCAAAACGAAGACAAATTTAATACTACCGCTTTGAATCTTTTTAATGAATATGTTGACGCAAGAATAGAATCTTTAGAACAACAACTTAATAAACTTAAACCCGTAGAAGTAGAATAATGGAAACCTCAAATATAAGTGTAATTTTACCAATTAAATCATCGAAGAGTAAAGATTTTGATGAATACTTTGGTAAGTTGATCGAATCAATTCAAAATCAAAAGGTATTACCTACTGAATTATTGATTGTTCCTACTGAAGAAGAATCCCTTCAAACATTTTTGACCGATTATGATTTTGGATCCTTGAGTGACATTGTAAGAATTGAAACTTTTGAAGGAGATCCATCCTTTCAATCACAAGTGAACTACGGGGTCTCAAAAGCGAAGAATGATTGGGTTTCTTTTTGTGAATTTGATGACGAATATTCTGCGATTTGGTTTAAACATGTCGAAATTCATAAAAAAGCATATCCTGAATCACAAGGGTTTTTACCTGTCGTTGTTGATGTCGATGAGAAAAACCAATTTGCAGGATTCACTAACGAAGCTACTTTTGCTGCCAACTTCAACTTAGACTACTCACTTTTAACAAATGATCTACTTGCTCGTTTTCAGAACTTTCAAAGTAGTGGTATGGTAATCAGAAAAGACACTTTCATTGATTACGGTGGTTTTAAAGAATCTATGAAGTTAACTTTTGTATATGAATTCTTGATGAGAATGACATATAATTCCGCAATAATAAGAACCATTCCTAGAATTGGTTACAAACATACGAATATGAGATTGGGATCCATCTTTTGGAATTATAAGTTCGGTGACAATCCCTTAAGTCCTGATGAGGCGAAGTTTTGGTTGGAAGTGGCGAAAAAAGAATACTTCTTTATTCAGGATAGGGAAATAAAATACGAACCTGAATTAGTGGATGAACCCAGCCTCAGCGACAACTAACACAGAACAGGTAAAAAAAGGGCGAAAGCCGAAAGAAAAGAATTATTTCGCAGAAAGAGAGGAACATGCCGTGCGCATGTTCCTTGAAGCGAAATCATGGGGTGAGAAAAATCGTATTTATGATGAATTCCTCCATGCACCTTTGGATAAGATGATTTCCTCAATCATAAGAAGATATAAGTTATATAGAAAAGATATGGACTTTGCTGACATTCACAGTGATACACATTCTTTTTTATTGACAAAGGTAGATAAGTTCAAACCTGAAAAAAATAAAAAAGCATATTCTTATTTTGGAACAATATGTAAGAATTACCTAATGGGTCAAATTATAAAAGACCAAAAAGATCAGAACCGAAGAATATCTTATGAAGATATTTCGTCCAATTTAGAAAATCGTCCTGACTTAATATATTATTTAGAATACGAAAATGTAGAAACCACCGAAATTATTGAGATGTATGTGGAAAAATTAGAGGATTTTATTGAGAAATCGGATTTAAACACAAATGAAATAAAATTGGGTTATGCGTTAGTAGAGTTATTGAAAAACTATGAACGAGTTTTTTTGGGAAACGACAACAACAAATTTAACAAAAATGTCATTTTATTATCTATCCGTGAAATGACAAACATGTCAACCAAAGAAGTAAGAAGTTCAATAAAAAAATACAGGGGTCTTTATTTTGAATTCCTAAATAAATTGAATTCCGAATAATTATAGATATGACAAAACCTCGTAGAAAAGAAATTAAATTATCTAAAGATTCTATTTTGGGTCTTATGCAAGAAATTTATAACGAATTAGTTGAACAAAGAAATACCGCAATAAGATTACAAAATAAGATGGCATCACTAATGAAAGATGCTGAAGATCTTACAGTTTTGGGACCAATTATTAAAGAACAACAAAAAATAATAAATGACACCATCGAGAAAAAATTAAGTTTATCAAAACTTCAATCTCAAATTTGGGAAAAGTCAAATAACAACAATGAAGAAAACTTTAGTTTGAGTGAAATTGATGATGATGTTCTTCAAAATTTGATTGGAAAAGACATTGACAAACTTGATGATGGTAAATACCATCTCAAATAATGGCACTTGATTTAAATAACGAATTTGATGAGATAAAGGGAAAAATCAAAAGTGGTCAAAAATACAAAAAAATATCTAAACAAATAAAAGATATTGAAAAAAAATCAGGTGATGCTGAGACCGCAAGTAACAAATTTTTCTCTGAATCTTTAAACTCAGCTAAAACAAAAGCTTCCGAAGCATTCAATTCGTCTGCCGTCAAAAATCAATATGACAAATTAATTGAATTGGTTAGAAATCCTGAAACAGGAAATGAAACTATTGATATATTGTTGAAGGCGATGTTGGATGCGTCGAGAGAGGTGAAAAATCAATTACCAACTTTATTAGCGGACTCAACAATCAAAGCTTTAGGGTGTGAGCAAGAGCAACAGTATATTCCCAACGAAAAAATATACATAAAACTTGACTCTATTGATCTTTTAGAATATTTGAAGTATTCTCCTGACAATAATAAAACCAAGATCTTATACGAAAAAGAAAGTTTATCCATACAGAACAACCCTTTTTCGATGAACCGTGAGTTATATAATAGAACTCAAAGTGATCAATCTTATTCAGAACAATATGGACAATTTTATAAAGGATTTTCTAATCAGGATCTTTTTGATATAAAATATGTTGTTCAAGATCAGAATACAGGAAACTACGGAGATTTTTTTGAGGTTACTCTTCAACCTAAATTAAATTCTCCAACTTTAGTCGCCGATTTCTTAGTTGATTATTATCAATCAATTCAAATATTTGATTTTTCGGACATTGTAAAAAACTCTTTAAATGTTCTTACATCTTCGGTCGACATGGATTTAGAAGTAGGTTCTAAAAAATTGGAGGATGTTTCAGTTGCTTTGAAAATAATACAAAGAATTCTTGGTTTGTGTTTTGACAACACTCAAGAGATTGAGGTTGGTGGAACTTCTAAAGTTTCAATATTAGAAGAAATTGATGAGTCGTTTTTTGAATTGACAGAATTCGAATTAAGAGATGTTAATAACGATGTTAATAACACATTGAATCGTGTGGTTGAATTTGAGGATTGTGGTAATGTAAAATTACCAATCGACTACAATCAAGTAGTCAATTCAATTTCCAACATATGGGAAAATGCCGGTGATAAAACCGATGAACAACTTCAAGAAGAATTAATCGAAGCTATAAAAGATATTTCTCAAAATCCAGAGTGGGGACCTTCACTACCTACGATTGACTTCAATCTTGTTTTAAATTTAGAGATAATAAAACAATTACCAAAGATTATTGTGATGTCTTTGATTAGCCCTAAAGTTTTGTTACCCATATTCATAATGTTCAAAGCCTTAAAACAAAATTTTGTAGATGCGGTGGAAGATTTTCAAACTTTCTTAAGAGAAATGAGAAATATAATGGTGGTCCTAATTTCAGAAATTCAAGCAAAATTCAAAGAAGTATTAGTTGTTTTGATCAAAAAACAAATCTATAATCTAATCGTTAGTTTAAATAAAGATATTAGTGAAAAAAGTAAAAATACTTACATAATTATCATTACAAAACTTTTATCTATCGCATTTGTTGTTGTTAATTTAATTCGTGACTATAAAAGATGTAGAAGTATAACGGATGAATTATTAACCCTTCTCAGGTTACTTGCTCCAAAATTGAAAATACCACTACCCGCCCTTGCCTTTTCTTCTTTATTGGAAGGATTTTCTGCCGTGAGAGCATTTAACAATCACACAGAAACTTTAGATAAATTAGGTTATCCGACTGGAGATTTACCTGATGGATCACCCAATTTGGGTTTGATTCATGATTTTTCTTTAATTAGTGCTTATAAGAGAGAGATGGATGAGAACTCTAAAGTTCAAGTTTCGACAATTAATTTGGGTTCTCCTTCCCAACCGTTAATTTCAATAGCAGGACCTTACCTATCACCAGCATCTTTATTTGGAAAACTGATATGATAACAGAACAAGAACAAAAATTAATAAAATCCGTAATTTCGGACTTTGACAACACTCCCAACAAAAAAGTGACAGAGGTTTTAGATGTCTTAAGGAGAGATTTTGATGAATCAAAAAAAATGATTGAAAAAATCTCAGAACATATGTTGATTACTGAAACTGTCTATAATGAACTATTGAATAAGTATAAAGAAAGAACCAACATCTAATTATGTTAGACGCAAGTGCAGCATCAAAAAGAATAATATATCCTGGAGTGTGTGTTTCAGTAGATGATCCACTTGTGTTGGGTAGGATAAGAGCATTTCCCACCACAAGGTATGTAAATGACATAGTCAAGGCAAATTTCCCAAACGAAGTTTTTGACATTCCTGGTGATATTCCTTCTAAATATTTTTGGACCAAAAAAGATCCTTTTGTGTTCAACTCTTTGATGCCTTATTTCTTCAGACAAATACCAAAAGTTGGTGAGTATGTCCATATTGTTTATTCAAATCCTGAATTTCAAGATGATAAGAATAAATTTTATATGCAGGGTCCGATTTCCTCACCTACTTTACAATACAAAGATGTTTCGGCAAATGCGGAAACATTATTGAATACTGGTGATAGAAACAAGATGTCACCTGATCTCAAGAATATCGATGGAAGTTATAAAAACCCAAAAACGGCATCTATTTTTCCTGAACCAAATGACATAGCTATTCTTGGAAGATACAATACGGACATTATTTTAAAAGATGAAGATATTATTCTTCGTTCTGGTAAGGCAAAGTCAATCGGTTTGAGAAATGCAAATGGATCAACTTTCCCATACGAAAACCCAAGAAGGGCGTTCATTCAAATTTCTAATTTGGAAACTACCACTTCTGAAAAAACTTTAAAAAAACTTATCAAAGCCGAGCAAACCGATGCAAATCTTGTATATTTGGTTGAGTGGGATATAATAAACTTAAGTAGTACATCTAACTTCACAGGTAATGTTTATTTTTATAGAATAAATGAAGGTGAGAATATAAAAACAAAGAATATTTTACCTGATACTGAAATTCAAAATAAAAGTTTGGCATATACCGAAGGGTTTCAGGGTCTTACTATGTCAGGTTCGGTTGATTTTATCAACACATTATTAACTAATTTTAAAAATTCGACCCTTGCTATTTCTCCTTCGTTGGGGAATGTTTTTCCATTCTATTATAGACCCACCAAAAATGTTTTGAATGTTTCTTCTCAAACATCAGATCCACTATCTTTGGTCAATACTCTTTCATTTCAGTCTCAAGTTGGAATTTCATTGAGTACGACGGAATCTAAAACATTTGGAGGTTTTGGACTTATATTCTCAAAAAACAAAAAAGGAAATCCGGTTCAACCAAAATTAATTAATTTGGAGGATGTGAAAACATCATCGGAGAATTCTACAGTTCAAATATTCGGAGCGGATAAGTTTTATTTCCTTTCACACCAATCAGTAATACCAGGGAAAAAACAAATTAATTTAGAAGGAACCAATTATGGTGTTTCAGGTGATTTTATTTCGGAAAATGTTGTAGGGAATGTTTCATCAATGGTAAGAGGTGAGGAGTTACTTGAACTATTAAATTACATAATTCAATACCTAATTACACATGTTCATTCCTTCCATGGATTACCACCAGTTCCAACAACAACCAACGGATCTACAACTACGGAACTGATGAAAAAAATGATGGACGCATATCAAAAAGTTTTAAGTCAGAACTTTAAGATAAATTGATATTTATAGATAAAATATCAATATGTCTGATCACCGTTCGTATTTTAAAAGAAATAATACCATTTTATTCAATTCAGAGGTCAATACAGGTAGGAACCCTGTAACTGAATTATTTTTTGGTTCAAATTTTCCCGCAATCGGAACAAAAAACTTTTCAAGATTTATTTTTGATTTAGATCTTACAGGTCTTGAACAAAAAATTACCGATGGTTATTTAAATTTTGGTTGTAACACAAATATTACTCACGAATTAAGAATGACCAATACTTCTTCATTTTCAGATTTGTTAAATGAAACAACAAGTGATGGAAGAAGACGAGCCACATCTTTCGATCTTATATTATTTAGAATTCCAAAATCAAATGGTGCGTCGGGAAGTGTTCAAACTTGGGATGAAGGTGTTGGATATGATTATATTCAAAACACAACAGATGATTTCGATTTAACAGATAAATCATATTCTTTAAGACCATCAAACTACTTCCAAAGAGAATTGATAAACGATTGGAGTACGGATGGAATTTATATTAATGATAATTCAGGAACAAGTGGGAAAGTAAATTATTCCGCAATTACAATAGTAGATACACAACATTTTGAATTTGGTGATGAAGACATTTCATTTGATATGACTAATGAAATCAATAATATATTGACTGGCGGTACTACAGATAGTGTGGGGTGGGGTGTAGCGTTTGTTCCTCAAGTTGAGAACTTAACAGGATTAAGTGAGTCTTATTCAGTTGGTTTCTTCACAAGACATACACAAACATTCTATGAACCATTTTTATACTCAAAATGGGACGACATAATTGACGACAGTAGGCCTAATTTTACAGAAGGAACCTCCAATGATCTTTATCTATATATTTCAAGAAATGGATCTCCAATAAATTTAGATTCAAATCCTGTAGTTGATATTTTAGATCCAGATGGAACGGTGGTTACGGGGTTGTCTAATTTATCTACTTGTAGGATTAGTAAGGGGATATATAAAGTAACATTACCTGGTATTACAGGTGGTAATTTAAATTGTTTATACACCGACAAGTGGAAAAACTTGATTTTCAACGGTACTTCTTTATCAAATATTGAAAATGAATTTGAACTGAAGTCATTCAGTGATAGTCTTCAATATGATACTTCTTTACCGAACACTCAAGAATATGGATTCACTTTCTACGGTATTAAATACTCAGAAAAAATATTAAACACGGATCAAAGAAAAGTTTCCGTAATACCTAAAAGAGCATATACAAAATCACATATTGTTGATGATATAGATGTTCAATATAGGATTTATGTGAAGGAGGGTCAAACAGAAGTTCAAGTGACGGATTGGACTGAACTCAACAGGACTCCTCAAGAATACTTTTTTATATTGGATTTAAGGGATAAAATACCTAATGAATACTTTATTGATTTACAAATAAATCAAAATAACAACATTGTTAGTTATAAGAACGAAATAAACTTCCAAGTAGTGAGTAAAAAATGAGTAAGATTAATTTAAACAATAACGACCTCAAAGAAATTATGAGAAGATTTCTCTTGGAGGCTTACCTAACCGAAAAAAAGAAAAAATCCAACAAATTATGCGCTCGTGGAATTTCTGCGGCGAAGTCTAAATATGATGTTTATCCAAGTGCTTATGCGAATGGATATGCTGTTCAAGTGTGTAAAGGTAAAATTGCGGGTCTTGATGGTAAAAAAAGATGTTCAGGATCTTATTGTAGGGGTAAAAAATAATAGAAGTTTATTTTTGAGTTAACATTCTCTTAACACCCTAACTTTGTTTTCTTGTAATTATATTCGTATAATTTACAATAAAATAAAAAAGGATGATTATGAGAAAACAAATTTTGATGACCCTCGCAGTATTTATGGGTCTTTCTACTGCAAACGCCCAAGAATGGACATGGGATTATGTAAATTACAAAGGAGCGTTCCCCGTAACGGATAACACACCATCAACAGATTGGACATACGGATGGTCTAATTGGGATCCACAAAACACAGAATACCCATCCCCATCTATGGTGTTGAATTCGGACATTACAACTAATACAACTATCGGTGGTGTCGTTGAAATTCAAAACAAAATTTATGTAAAAAACGGTGCAACTTTGACAATTCAACCAGGGACTATTATTCGTGGAGATGCATCAACTCAAGCAACCTTAATAATCACAAGGGGTTCAAAAATTATCGCAGAAGGGACACAATCAAGTCCAATCGTTTTTACATCAAACCAACCTGTGGGTGAAAGGGCAGAAGGAGATTGGGGAGGTATTGTAATCTTGGGAAATGCAATAAACAATCAACCAAGTGGTGTTGCAAACATAGAAGGAATTCCCGCCTCTTTAGACACCGAATATGGTGGAACTGATGATTCAGACAACTCGGGTGTTATCAAGTATGTAAGAATTGAGTTCTGTGGTATTGCTCTTGAACCAAACAAAGAAATCAATGGTATTACCTTTGGATCTATTGGATCGGGAACTCTTGTAGATTTTGTGCAAGTTTCATATTCGGGTGACGATTCTTTTGAGTGGTTCGGTGGAACTGTAAATGCAAAACACCTTATCGCTTATAGTGGCATTGATGATGACTTTGATACCGATTTTGGCTACAGAGGAAAAGTTCAATTCGCACTTTCTATCAGAAACAAGTATATGTATGACGCGGTAGGTGACTCTAACGCTTTTGAGTCAGACAACGACGGTCAAGGTTCAGAAAATACACCAAAAACCGCACCTGTCTTTTCAAATGTAACATTGGTCGGACCTTTCGGTGATGATATTTTGAATGACCTTCCTGTTGGAGAGACTTTTGAAAAGGCTTTCAGATTGAGAAGAAACACCTCAACATCTGTTTTCAATTCACTTGTTACGGGATGGGAGAAAGGTGTATCTATTGAGGGTACATCAACACAAGTTAATGTTCAAACAGGTAATTTGGTTTTTGCTCACAATATCTTGGCAGATCTTCCTGTTGGATCGAATTGTGTTTCGGGAACTGAAGATTTTTATAATACTTTCTTCGGAGTAAATTACAATGATTCACTCACAACTATTGAACAAATCGATTGGGTTAATTTGTTTGTTGATCTTGGTTTAACCCCTGACGGAAGATTGAGTGAAAGTAATTCACCAGCACTCGGAGCTGACTTTACTCACCCACTTCTAGCAAACCCAATTGTTATTGGTGTTGAAGATCAAAATGAAGTTTCTTTGAATGTTTATCCAAACCCAACCTCAGATTACTTGGTTGTTACTTCCCCAAAGAGAACACCAATTGTAATTACAAACCAAGTTGGTCAAAGAGTTTACGAAGATTTTGCACCTGTAACAATTAACACCACAAACTTCTCAAACGGAATTTATTTCGTTCAAACATCGGGTGATGTTCAGAAGGTTGTAATCAATAAGTAAAATGAAATATTTTAACCTACTTATATTTTTATTCTTATCTTTAAGTTCTTTTTCACAATATAATTTATCTGGTACCGTCAACGACTCTCAAACAAGGGAGTCGTTGATTGGCGCTACGGTATATGTTGAAGAACTTGGAAAGGGTACGATGAGTGATTTGGATGGTAATTTCACTATCAAAGGCATTCCTTCGGGAAATTATGATGTTCGGGTCAGTTTTATCGGATATGATAATCAAGTTCAAAATGTAAGTTTGGTTAATCGGGACGGGGTTTTGAATATATCTTTAAAACCCACCCTTATGGAGATTGGTGAAGCAACCGTTGTTGCTCAAGCCAATCAACAATCGGCAACACAAATGGTTTCTCTTCAAAGGAAATCAGCATCGGTTATTGATGGGGTTTCATCTGAAACATTTAATAAAACACCTGATTCAAGAGCTTCTGATGTATTTAAACGGGTGGGTGGTGTCACAGTTCAAGAAAATAAATTCGTGATCGTCAGAGGTCTAAATGACAGGTACAACTTCGCATTAATTAACGGATCACCCCTACCATCAACAGAATCGGATAGAAGAGCATTTTCTTTTGATCTTTTTCCATCCAATATGATTGATAATTTATATATCAATAAGTCGGCTTCTGCGGATCTTTCAGGCGAATTCACTGGTGGTTTGATAAATATCAATACAACCGAACCAAAAGAGATTACATACCAAACCTTACAGATTGGAACTTCAGTTAATGGAATGACCTCATTTCAAAGGTTTGGAACATATCAAGGAAGTCCAATGGATATTTTGGGTTTAGGGTCTGAATTTAGGTGTTTACCTGACAATATTCCGAACACATCGGAATTTGTGAATTTATCAAGACAAGAAAGAGCAACACTCGCAACACTTATTCAAACAGATTGGTCAACACATTACAGAATTGCCCCACCTTCTTCAACAATTCAATACACGATTGGAAGAAACTATTCAATCGGAAATAAAACACTTCTTGTAAGTGGGGCTTACAATTATTCCAATCAATATAACACCACCACAACCACAAGAAGAGATTTTGAAGAACAAGAACTAGGTGTTGTTCAAAAGATGGAACTGAATGATTCTGTGTTTGTTCAAACAATTGCAAACAGTGGGTTATTAAATTTTTCTTTTTTGTTAAATCCTAACCACACTATAAAATTAAAAAACTTCTATACAATAAATTCTGAAGATAGAGTGAATGTAAGAAGTGGAGTTCGTGAGATGGATAATGACCCAAGACAATGGGAAAGATCGACAAACTTTTGGTACACACAAAATAATTTCTTATCACAACAATTAATCGGAAATCATACTTTTGATAACTCAAAACTAAATTGGACTTTGAGTTACAATAATGTGAGAAGAGATATACCGAACTTAAGAAGAATTGTTTATAGGAAATATTCTCTCACAGAAGATGATCCAAATTCTCAATATGCGGCAGTTATTCAAACCAACGGAACAATTCCAACAGCTGCTGGGAATATGTTTTGGTCTTATTCTGATGAAAATCTTTATTCAGGAAGACTTGATTGGTCTCGTAGTTTTTCTTTTTTGAATTTAGAAAACGAAGTTAAAATCGGTTCATACCACCAATACAGAGAAAGAAATTTTATTTCAAGAAATTTAGGTTATTCACAATATAGACCTCAAGGAGGAGTTTTTGATAGTTCTTTACTATTATTAGATCCAAGTCAAATATTTTCACAAGAAAATATGGGAACCTTACAAAATGGGATGGGAGGGTTTAAATTGGATGAATCAACAAATGTGGATGATAGTTATGATGCAAACTCCAATCTTAATTCAGGATATATTTCACTTGATTCAAAATGGAAATCTTTGAGATTGATTGGAGGATTAAGATTGGAAAATTACAACCAAAATTTCTATTATACAGAATTTGGTTCCAACAAACCAATCCATATCAATAGTAATATTACAGATCTTTTACCCTCCCTTAATTTGGTTTATTCCATAAATGAAAAAACTCAAGTAAGATCTTCTATATATTCAAGTGTTTCAAGACCTGAATTTAGAGAACTCGCCCCGTTTACTTTTTATAATTTTATTCAAGATAATATTATTACCGGTAATTCATATCTTGAAAGAACAAGAATTAATAATCAAGAAATAAGATTTGAATACTATCCTGACTTAAGTGAAATTATTTCGGTTTCATTCTTCAATAAGAATTTAAATAACCCAATAGAAGCAATTAATAGAACAGGAATTTCAGGAGCACCAGAAATTTATTATTCAAATGTTGAATCAGCACATATCAGAGGTGTTGAAATAGAGGGTAAGGTAAATTTGATTGAAAATTTGGACATTACTTCCAATATTTCGTTAATTGATTCAGAGGTTAATCTTGAAGGTTTTGCAGGGTCAGAAGACGGAAGACCATTACAAGGACAATCACCTTATGTTTATAATGTTGGATTATTCTATAACACACCAAATGGATGGAATGTTTCAACAACTTACAATGTAATTGGTCCAAGAATATTTGTGGTGGGAAATGTTCAAGAACCTTCAGTTTGGGAAAACGGAAGAAATTTAATTGATCTTCAGTTATCCAAAAAGTTTGAAAATCTTGAATTTAAAATGAATATTAGAGATTTATTATCACAAGATTTGGTGATGTTCCAAGATTTAAATGGAAATGAAAAGTTAGATGAAGGTGATAATAGATGGCAAGAAACAAGGTTCGGATCAACAATGAATTTTAGTTTTAAATATAGTTTTAATTGATGTAATTTTTACACGATTTTGAATATTTATGGGAAAGTTTTTGACCAATGAATTTCAAAACATACGAACTACTAAAGAACGGAAAAGTTATCAACGAAACAGAAGCAAACAGTGCTGATTCGGCTGTAGATTATTTTAATTTATATCATAAAGATTTTTTAACTACCACAAATTATTCAATAAGATTAAAAAAGTTTAATATTCAAAAATTTTAACTATTAAATCATTTTTACCTTTAATAATTCGGTGATAACTTTCTTTGGGGATGTTAAATACATCCCCTTTTTTCATCTCTATAGGCAATTGATCTTCAAACTGAAAGAACCACTCGTTGGATTCTACAATCTCTACTTTCCTATCCCTACGATCACGATGCCAAACAAGTTCATCGTTCTCCACATCTTCTTTGAAGACACGAAGAATTACTTCATCTTGAACTTCTTCAGAATATGGATTTACCACCATGTACCACCCCCACTTAACCCCAAAGACTTAGCGTATCTTGGTAATCTACAAGCCCAATAAGAAGCTGTTGTTTTGTCTTTGGTTGTATGACATTTGTGTCTAGCAGCAAATGATCTTTTAGCCGCAGGATCTTTAAGTTTTACAGCCAAAGACCCACCACCTCCCGCAGCACCAAATGAGACTTTCTTTACATTCCCCGTTTTGGGATCTTTAACATATACCTTGAATTTTTTTCCACCACTTCCTCCTCTCATTGGTTTGTTTAATTGGACATTCTTTCCTTGGTATTCCGCCTCATATAACATTGGAATATCCAAAGGAACCAACTCATTCTCATATAACTCAAAAATTCCAATATCGGTGTTTTTAATCAACCATCTATCAATAGAGTTTGTGAAGTTTTCAAATCCTAAACTTCTTGCTTCTCTGAACAAAGAGAAATAACTCTCGGATCCCATCCTAAAAACATTCTCATGTAAAGGAATGTGATTTTCAATATGATATGTCATACCTTCACTGAGTATGGTTTTGTTTTCGTTGAGTGTTGTCCACTGAAAAATTGGTTTTTCCATAACTGATTCTTTTTTATATCCTTTAATTTGTATTCTTGTTGGTTTTTGACCTTTTCCTGTTTGTGGATCTTTCTTTTCTTTATTTCTTTTTCTCGCACAAGCTGATTTCTTTTCCTCCTCACTCATCTTCGATGCTACAGATCTTGCTCTACACACAGGATAACCCCTCTTACCTCCTTCTTCTCTACCACACTCAGGATGACCACCTGCTTCTTTTTTTCTACATATATTAACCCACGGACCTTGTGGTTGTTTTGATCCTTTACCTTTTTTCTTTTTTCCAAACCACACCGCTAAATCTTCTTTTAACTGCGACATACTTTTTTTATTGATAAATATCCTGAAAATTTGTATTTTTCCATCATGGACAATACACAAGAAGAAAAACCATTAGGTACCTTATTCAATTCAATAAATTATTATTCTATTTCGGATTTGGAAAAATTTATTGATAATTTAAATTACGATCAATCATTATTTTGTTTGATGGAATGTTGTAACTATGCTCAAAGGAGGGGAATATTGAGTTTGGAAGAAGCTGAAGTGATTTCTAAATCAATAAGAAAAGTTCATAAAATTGAAGAATAAAAAAAGGGAACCGAAGTTCCCTTTTCTATTTTACACTATTAATTGATTATCTCAATTCTCTTAAGTCAAATGTTCTAACACCATCAACTGTGATTCTACCGTAGAATCTGTTATTCACCATTTTCTTAGCGTATCTGGTCATGATACCCTTGATTGGGGTGAAGTTGAATGGGTTATACATTGTTGGTGTCAACTGAAGGGGTACGTATGGTGCGTAAACGTAACCTGTGTCAAGTAATGACGTTCCCTTATGACCTATCAAGATTTGGTTTGGTGGGAAGTATGGGTCACGGTAAACTTGATATCTACCAGAGAGTGTTCCTACTCTTTCGATACCCATGTTGTACTGATCCTGTTCAGGAGCTGCGTTTGAAACGTGGAAGTATTCCAAATCGTCGAAAATTGCTGAAATTTCAGAAGAAACAACGATCCAGTTAGCACCACCTCTCAAAGTTGACTTGTGGATTTGTGCAGAAAGTTGGTTGATCGCAGTGATCAATGTTTGGTTCCAATCTTTCTGTGTGTATTGTGTCAATGGGTTAGCAGATGTACCTCTTTTCCATCCGTTGTAATCCCATCTTAACTGCCATGCTGCACCTTTTCTAAGGTCTCTGAGGATTTCTCTGTCGATTTCAGCAGCAACTTGTTCTGACAACAATGCTGTCAATTCTGCTTCTGCATCGATGTTGTGGAAAGCAGCAACGTCCTGAGCGAGTTCAGGTGACCATTGTGCTCTCAACTTTCTTTCAGAAACAGAAACTGTAACTGACTCGAGATCAAATGAAACTTCACCAATTCTGTCTTCGAATTCCAATTCTTCGTAGATTCGGTAAAAACACTCAAACTGCGAACCAGCCGCACTTGTACCCGCAATGGTTGTTGTAAGACCTGAATATCCGTCCAATGATCCTGAACCAATTGAACAAGGGACTTGAAGGTCAACTTCTAAGTAAATCTTACCGTCAGCACTACAAATGTCATCATAAGCCCCACCATTTGCGGTATTTGAAGCCCCGAATGTTGTTGATGTTTGAGATCCGTATTGAACGATTCCTTTACCATATTTTTGAGTTACAACTCTGAATAATAAATTCCCTGAACCTGCACCTGAAAACGCACCTGTGTTCTTAGCCTTGACAACTAAGTCTGAAAGGAATGTTTCACTATCCACCATGTTACCATCGGGTCCTAAAAGTTTTCCAAAACCTCCGTTACTGAATCCTGAAAGGGTTAAAAGAACTTTTCTATATTCGCCAGCACCATAACCTGAAGCGACTAAATCACCTGTAGTACTATCCCAAACTTGGGTTACAACTGCGGTTGAGGTTATTGCACTATATCTTCCTTTTGAATAATCGAAAAGACCAGGAGGATCTAATGCTGCTTCGTTACCTTCGTAGAATCTATCGTAAAGGTTTTTACCAGTATCATATCCTTGGTTTGGGTTATTTACAGAATCTGCAATAGCTTCAGGTGATCCAACGGGTGGATAGTGTTGGTTACCTGTATCGTAATTTTGAATTTTAGGAACGAAGTAGAAGAGTTTACCAATAGGTAAGTTCATCGCTTGGACAGAAACGATATCGTTTGCCAAAAGCTTAGAGAAAACTCTTCTGATGATTGGGAAAACAACAGTTTCAAAAGAACCTGATGAATCTGTTGCTGCCGCTTCGTTAATTAAGTGTGACGCTTGGTTCTCATAAAGTTGAGCCATGTTTTCTTTTAAGTGACCACCCAACCCTTCGAGGAAACCTAATTTGTCCCATTTGTTTATAGTGTCTTCCTTGATAACTTTGAGGTGCTTAAGACCGATGTTACCAACTAAACCACTTTCTAATAATGCTCCCATATTAATTTTTTTTGTTTAATTTATTTGTTTATTTTTGTCATTAAATCTTTCATTCTGAGGAACTGTGCGTTCTCATATGTTTTTGATTCAACGAGATTTGTTGAACCTTTTTGTGGTGTTTTTTGTACTTTATTTACCACAGATTCGGTTACAACGGTTGCTGAACTAACCAATTCATTCTTGATCGACTTGTATAAGTTCTTTGACTCTTTCAAAGTTTCTACATTATCAAATCTCTTAAGAATGTTTATTTTTTCTTTCTTGGTTGTTGAATGTTCAGTAAATAGTCTTGTAGCATAAGCTAAATTTGAGTTGAAAATCGCAACCTCATTCAATTTAGTTCTGAATAAATCAAGAGCTTTTTTGTATTCCTCATTTTTTTCTTTGAGTTCTGCAATTTGTCTCTTATATGACTCAGCCTTCAAACGACTAGGTGCTGCGTGTGGTTTAGGCAATCCATCCCTTCCCCAATATTTTCCATTACCCAAGGTTCTAGCCGCTTCCTTGGCTTCTTCTTTGTATTCCTCACCTTCGTGAGCCTCTTCGTAAGTTTCTTCTAACTCAACTTCTTCCTCTTCTTCTTCTTCTTCGTTAAATTCAATTTCGTACATCACTTCCTCTTCATCAACTTCTTCCATTTCTGAAACTTCTTCCTCAACCTCGGTATCCATTTCTTTCATGTCCATCATTTCTTCCAAATCGTGATCTTCGCCTTCCAATTGAATTTCATATTCTACACCTTCGTTTTCGTCTTTAAGGTGAATTTCATCGTCCTCCTTTTGAACAACGACTCCATCTTCATCACCCATCAATTTGAAAACCTTTACGAGTTCTTCGTCACTCATATTTGTGATGTCAACTAAATCTTCGTCTTCTCCCTCCAATTCATCTTCCATGTCAAAGTCAAGTTCTTCGTCGCCCATCGCTTCAAAGTCCTCTTCTTCGTCTCCGAATCCTGCAGGAAAGTCAACGTCCATTTCTTCTTCATCACCTTCGTCTTCCATGTCAAATTCAATTTCCTCTTCACTTCCCTCGTCTCCGAGATCCATTTCAAGTTCATCGTCTTCAACCTGTTCTTTAACCTCTTCGGTGTCACCACCTAAAGATTCTTTTACTAAAGATGCGATTTCTTCCTTCATTACTGAAGCAAGTATTCCTTTTGTGTTTTTTGAGATAGACTCCTCCAAATTTTTCAATTGAAGAAGTGTATCATCCAATAAAATTTCTTTTTTGCTCATTTTCTATTTTAGTAGATTTATTTTTTCTAAATAAATATACCCATATATAGAAAAATTTTGTTTTTTTATTATATTGAAAGAATATAAATGAAAAAAGGAGGTTTTCACCTCCTTTTATTTTTCAATCACTTCATTGATTTTGCTTTCTGTAGCACTTGTGATTCTCCAATCCTCTGTTGATTTCTCAAACAATTTTGTGACTTTAGCTTCCACATCTGTCACATTGTAACCTCTCACCAATTTCTCTTCCCGTGTTTTTTTGGTTTTTCCTGTTTGGATATCCACGGTTTCAAATTGGATTTTTACAATAAAATATTTCTCATCCATAATATAAAGTTTTATCTACCCAAAAAGTCGGAAAGTTTGTTCATTAAATCAAGCGATTTACCCATCCCTTTTTCTGATTCGGGTTTTCTCAAGTTCTTTTCTTCTTCTATATTCTCTTCGTAGTTATTTTTATCTTCAGGTTTGTCAAAAAGATATGCTCCGGGTGTGGATGGTGAAGAAACAAGGTCAAAACAAATAAGTTCAAAATCATCCTGAACTTCATTCTGTTCTCCCTTCTTCTTAAGAGTACCGACCCCTCTTGATGAAATACCCATCGTACAACCTTGTCTCATAAGGTTTGCGGCAATATCACCAGGTGTTGAGACAATTCCTCTTTCATGGAAACCTGGTGAGGTGAGGAGTCTTAATTTACCCATCAAAGTTTTTCCATCCCACCACACATCATCTATAATATGTGAAACTCTTTCCAAATCCACAATTGATGATTCAGGGTGATTGAGTTCGGAAAGGGATGTCCCTTTTTGAATCATTCTCTTATAATTGTCAGCTTCCCTTTTTAATATTTTTTCGGGATATAATCTTCCGTTTCTGTTTGGTGTATCAGATTTTTGAAGAACGGCATAAAAAATAAATGGTTTTGAATAATCTCTTAAAGTTTTGGATTCACTTATAATTTTTTCATTTTCAGGATGGGTTGGTGATATATATCCGGCATCGTGTTCAACCAATATACCTTTACCCGACTCGTGAGCTTCAAGAACTCTTAAATTTTCTTTCATATTTTTTTATATATAAATATTATTGATTTTGTTGTTTTTGTAATTCTGTATCCAACAACTCACCTAATTCTTTATTGAATAATTTTTCTACTTCTTTCAAACCATCTTCATCAAAAAATTCGTGTGTGAATTTAATTTCACCCCTGTCTTCTAAAACATTTGCAAATGAACCTTTTTCCCACGCATAATCTTCTGAATAACCCCTTTTTTGATTTAAGTGGAGCAATTCCAATGTTTTTTCCACCAAATCTTTCATAATGTTTGTAACATCTATTTCCCAAAAAACCGTATCGGGAGGAATGAATTTCCTTACCATTGAATTTTGATCTATTCCAAGAAATTTAGCAAATTTTCCGTAGATTAGATTTTTTATCTCTTCGTGAAATACTTCATTCATACTTCTTTCCAAGATTTCCTTAATTTTCAAATACAAAGAAAAACTCTCAGTCTCTTTGTCGTTGAGTTCGTATGAATGAATTTTTTCCTCATTTTCTTTTGAGATGAATTTCCGAGAATCATAACCAAAATATACTTTATCCCGTTCCATAAAATATTTTACGAAATAAGTACTTTCCGACTCAATTAATGAAATTAAATCCCAAACATCGGCTTCCCAAATATACCGATCACCCACTTTAGATACAGTCATACTGTACAACGATCCCTTCATCATTTCAAAGATAAACCTTTCAAGATCATCTCTATCACCCGATTCCAAGTATCTGATACTACTATCTGACCAACCATTTAAAGAAAGTTCTTTCAATAAACCCATGGGAATTTTGTCCCCTTTTTTGGTGAGAGTTTTTATAAAAAGATCTCCATCTCCCAAAAAATATGTATTTATGAGTTTACGAATACCTATTTCGTTTAAAATCTTTAGAAATTTTTCAATCATATAAATAAATATGATTCAGGAAATTAATTTAAGTTGTGGGGAGGATTTTGATAAGTGAAATGAAAAGTATCTACTAGATCTAAAACTATTCTTAATGATGTGTTTACAGATATTCTGTAAAGATTTTTTCAAATTTTCGGATTTAAAATCGATGTAATCATCCAAAAACAAAGTGATTTCCAAATTCATAAAACTTCTTTTACCTTCTTGAATACCTGAAGTTCTTAAATCTAAATCCACAATTGTTCTTCCGTTAAATATGGTTGAATCGATTGCATCCAACAATTTGTGTTTAATATCTCTTCTTAATGTATTGACAACTGAAGACCAAGATTCAAGATCCATAATTGGTTCAACCCATGCTTGAATGACCAAATAAACCGATTTCATTGATTTAAAATCTACTGTTCCGTAATTTATTTTGTAATCTTTAAATCCGCTTATCTTAATTGATTTTCCCTTCTTCATAGAATCCCTTCATGTTATAATTGTTTATTTTACAAAAATATATGAAAAAAAGGGGGTATTGTCAAAATTTAAAAAATACAGTAGTATTTATCATTACGAAATTAACAATCTATGATCATAGTTCCTGTAAATAAGAAAAACATAGAAGCTGCTTTGAAGACTTATAAATATAAAATTTATAAGACTCAAATTCATAAAAATCTTTGGGAAAATAAAGAATATAAAAAAGATTCCGAAATCAACAGAGAAAAAATGAATAAAGCGATCTATGTGAATCAGAAGTTTAATGATAATTAAACTAACTCATTCAAAAATCTTCTGAGTTCAAATAATGAACGGTGGGAATTGTTATATGATCCTAATTTATTCTTGAGTTCGTCCAATTTATTTTCTTCTATTGAATTTTTCTCAAAAACATCAAGGATTTCAGTTTTGGTTTCTGTGACCAAATTTACCAAATCGTTTTCCGAGATTTCTTTCATTTCTTTTAATAAAGAAAGTTCTTCTTCAGATAAATTCTCCAACAAAGGTTTAATCTTGGAGTTTGCAATATCTACTTGAATAGATAAAGGTAAATAAATTGTTTCAGTGATTTCTTGTTTTTGTTGAAGGTTTTCTATAATAGAAATTCTGTTTTTAACTTTCTTTTCAATATTTTTTGAAAACACTAATTCATCTATTTTGGTATAGTTATTTTCACCTTCAGACAAATAATTTTGAACCTCTTTAATTTGATAAATCTCTTTCAATCTATTGATTGATTCGTTTAAAAACATTTCGGCAAATTCTTTGTCGTATCCTTTTTTTGATGACAACTCGTAATAGATATTTGTAGCCTCTTTGAGATCATTATTTTTCAAAACTTCATTTTTGAATTGAGTCAATGACTTTTTGAAAGTATTGGTTTTATAACCTTCAACAAGTTGATTCTCAAATTTTGTAATATAACTTCCTAATGTTTTCATACTAAATAAATATTATGATTTCAATAACTCGTTCAATTTTTTATCAATTTCATTAATTGATTTCTTCGCCTTATTGAAGTTTAATTCTATTCTCCCTTGAATCATATCTTCTTCCAAGATTAAATTTTCATCTCTATCCCTTGATTCGGGTGTTACTTCACCACCAGCTTCAGGTGCGGGAGTTTCTGTAGTTTCAGTACCACCAGCTTCAGCGGCGGGTGTTTCCGTCCCTAAATCCCCAAAACTTGGTGGTGAAGTAATTTCTCCACCTCCAGATGTTGTTTCTTCGCCAGCACCAGCTTCACCCCCTTCTTTTGGTTTTCCATTACCATACAACTTATCAATATTATCAAATAATCCTGTTTTAGTAATGACATTCGGGGTTTCCTCAAGTTCTTTAGCAACCGCCTTTTCAATCCGTTGTTGTTGAATGTCAAGTTTGATTTCTTCATCACTAAATCCAAGAATGTGTTTCTTAGCCCATGACGCTGAGACCGCTTGAATTCCATTACCAGGATCCGTAACAGCATCTCTATAAAGTTGAATTTTAGATTGGAGTTGTTCGACCTTCAACATATCTTGTTGTGTAGATGGATTTGTTAGTCCAAGGGTAAAATTACTTAATTCGTCTTCAAATCCTAAAATATATAAATGAACAATTGCTATTTTATTTAACTCTTGAACCATCGCTTGTTGAATCCTATTGATGGTTCTTGCGAATCTAATATCCAAAAGAGCTAAGTTTTTTCCATCACCAACCACTTCTTCAAATCCCAAAAACGCTTTTGGTATTCTCAAAGCTGTCAATAATTTTTTCTGAATATATTCTATATCGGCAATTTCACTCAGGTTTTGAGCTCCTGGTAATGTATCAATCGGGTTTGGAGCATTCGGATCTCTTACGGGGATAAAGTAATCTTGATCAACCGCCATTTGGTTATATCTCAAATCCACATTTCCATTCTTGGGATCCACAATCTGATCTCTCTTAAATTTGTTGGCAACCCTTTGGACATACGCTTCAACATCCTTATCATCCATATTTCCAACGAAAACCTTGAAAACTCTCCTTTCAGGAGCTCTTGATGTTCTGTATATCAACATCGCATCCTCCGATAAAAGAAGTTGTTTCCAAACTCTTCTTGCCTTCTCCAACATGGATGTTCCATATGGTAATTTTGAGTCATCGCCGAGTAATCTAAAATGAGCAACTTCCCAAGTATTAAATTCAATATTTTTGTTTTTCCAAGTAAAAGTAAGATGTTTGTTTTCCACACCGGTGTTTTGTGCTACAGTATTAACAACCATACCCCTCTCAAATCTTTCAATTTCAATGTTTGGTAATTGTTGAACACCAACAACGCCTTGTTCAGGGTCAATTTTCAAATACACAAAATTATCTCCATATTTACAAGTATTTCTCGTCCACATAGGTAAATTTGTATTGATGTCCAACTTGTTATTAAACAAATCGGCTAAAATACTTTTGATTCTATTTGATTCTGAATAAATCTGAAGAATATATCCGTTTTCATTTGGGGTTGTTGATTCCTCAGCATAAATGTCCAAAGCCGCTGAAATCTCGGGAGTAAATTCCATTGATTCATAATCATAATATGATGCCAAACGGGTTGGTTCATAATAAACCGCTTGGGTATAAAGATTATTCTCTACTTTTGACCATTGGTTTGCCAAATACAAACTCTGTTGAGCTTGTAACTTCTCTTTCTCATATTCCCCTTTTGATTTTGTTCGTAATATTTCTTTTTTATCGAACCGATATTGGGGTACTTGTTGATTTAATGTTGAATCAGGACCGAAGACCCTTGAAAGTCTTTGCCAAATTGTATATTGTTGATTGGATTGTGCCATGCTATATAAAATAATAGATTTTTCTATAAATACAATATTATCTTCTCATCCCACCGAATAACCAAGAATATTTTTCTACATCTTTTTGAGAAATAGATTTACTGTCATTACTTGAACTTCCATAATAAGATGGAACACTCGGATTCATAAGATCTGTTTTATATTTTACACTCTCATTGAGTGTCCAAGAATCAATCATTGCTTTTGCTTGTTCGGTTACTTTTGTAAGTTTTGAGAAACTACTTTCTCCAACATACATCGCCATTGCACAAGACATGATCAAATCATCGTGTTGTCCCTTGATATGGTCTGGTCGTCCGTTGATATAAACAAATGTCAAAAGTTCGTTATAAAGTCTCGTGGATTTGATTTTGAATCCATGTCTGATCCATTCTTCAAAGGTTGCGATAATTTGAACTCTCTTATTATTGAAATTTATACCAGGTATTTTTTCTAAAGTTTTAGGGTCATACTTCCATACATCGGATTGAACTTGTCCATCAATATACATGTTTTTATAACCCAACTCCTGCATCTTTCTTGATGTTGAAACACCCATCCCTCCCGTAATGTCAATTACAACAAATGCATTATATCTTTGTGCCCATTTTAATGCGATTTCTGCAGCAATGTCGGGTGGGACTTTATCTAAAAATTCAACAACTTGCTCCCTTGTGTCAAAATCTATGATGTTGAATGTTGTAAAATCTTCAGAATCCCCACGAGAAACATCAATACCCATGATGTATTTGTGATCCATTACAGGTTCTTTCCAAATCCACAACGCCCCTCCCATCATTCTCTCTTTGGGTTCGGCTATGTCATTTTTCTTTATCTTTTCCATAGTTCCGGAATCAATAACATTATCTCCAGAACCAAGGAAATTACACTCCAATTCTTGGGATACTTTTCTTCGATCGTATTTCAATTTTTTAACCATAGTTTCAAACCACGAAGAACATGGTTTATAACCATCACTAATCTTTGAAACCACGAAATCTAAATCCAAATCCCAACCCGATTTGTCTAATCTTATAACATGTTCTTCTTCACTATAATCATCTTTGTTTAACAAATAATGAACGATGTCTTTTGTTTTCACAAGATACATTTCTTTTGTATATCTTGGATCTCTATACCAATACATTTCCGAGATTTTGAAATCATTCATACCTCTTAATGCTTGGTCATAAATTGAATAATAAATTTGGTCAAATCCGTTTGGGGTTGATATCACTATAACTTTACCCCCTGTTGAAAGGGAGGCCATACATGCCGCCCAGAAATCATCATCAGCTTCAATATATGCGGCTTCGTCAAAGACAAGAATGGTGGGTGTATAACCCCTCAATGCGTCTTTAGAAGTTGCAACTGCTTTTACTTCACAACCATTCGTTAATCTGAAATGTCTTTGAGAATTTTTTTCACTTGAAAAGGACACGCCAAACCAATCAGGCCATTGTTCTTGGAAAGATCTAATTTTATCGGCCATACCTACGGCAGTGTCCAACTTGTTAGCAATGATTAGAATCTTCTCGGGTTTTCCTTTTGGTGCGGTAATTAATTTTTTTGAGATCCAAGCCGCGGTGACTGTTGATACACCAGCTTGTCTATATTTCAAAGCAATATTTTCCTCAAATTCCTCAAAATCCTGAATTAATTTGACTTGGTCAGGAAACAACTTCAGGGGTACGAACCCCTGAACTGTTTGGTCATAAGTTTTTAAATACGTCTTTAAAGCGTATTCAGGATTTTTAACACATTTTGCGTATTCTAATAATACTTGTTCTCTTGTTAAACCCATCCATTAATTTAAACTAATTCCGAGATTAGATAAGAAATTATTCAAGTCATCGTCTTCATCCTCATCTTCCGATCCCATCGCATCCTCATATTCTTGTTGTTTTAACTCTTGAATGATTTCTTTAACCATTTTTTCTACCAATTTTTTTCCTTTCGGGGTTTCTTTCAAAATCTCTCTCATGGTTTCAAAAAACTCATCAGGAGTTAGTTGAGCCAATCTTGATTTCAAGTAGAATTGGATGATCTTCTTGTCTTCATCAAATAATTCTTCAGGATAAGAATTGACTAACTTTTCATAAATAATTGGTCCGACTCTCATATCCCAAACTTCATCGGGTAATGTGTCAGCCACTCCCATAACCATCTCGGCGGCTCTTGGATCATCAGGTAAGCCTTGCGTCATAACAACATCACCAACTCCTTTCAATAATTCATGAATTAAAAGAGGGAACCAAACAGCCTGAGCCTTAATTGTGGGTGGATCAGTGGTTTCATCAACTTCTTCTTTACCCATCATTCCACTACCACTTCCTGCCATATTCAACATTTGTTGGTTTGGCATAATCCAATAAACATAATCAGCAAAAGACATAATTATACCGTATAGTTTTACTAAATCAGGATCTAATCTATTGAGTTCAGGAACAACGAGTTGGTACATGTAATGACCTTTTTTCGCACCTCCCTGAACCAAAGCGTTTAATATTCTTCTTTTAGCGGTTTCATTGTTGAAATTTTCTATCGCCCCCATGAAAGACATGAAATCCTCTTCAAAATCTTCTTCTTCACCTCCAAATTGTTGTTGTATCTCTTCTTCCTCATAATCCTGTGCCTGACCGCTCATACCCTGACTTGTAATGTCACCAGGTGATACAAGATCCGCCTCGAAATTAAGTTGGTCGGTGATACCTGTTTCTTTCTTAACAAGATCAATAGCTAAATTTTCTAAATACTCTTTATGTTGATTCTGTATTTGAATGATTTTTTGTGAAGCACCCATCGCCAAAGTTTGAAGTTGCATCATTGCAGTCATATTTGAGATGTTGGTAATCCCCGTAAGTCGTTTTAAATTTTCAACCACATCCTTAAACCTTTTACTAGCCATTATTTGCTCAAAAGAGTCAGGAATACCATCAGCATTCATATCAGGAAGCGCTGGGTTTTTACTATAAGGGGTTTGACTCATATTAAATGCGGCTTCCAAAGAAGGATCCATTTTTTCAGGTCCATCATATCTGATTGGTGCCTCTAATAAAGCCCTTCTGAGTCTTGATTTTATATTATTTTTCATCACCTCCTGCTTTTGGTTTTGGTTTATGTTTTGGTTGGAATGGTGTCTTTGGACTTGGTCTTGACGGAGCAACATCCGGTTTCACGGGTGCTGGTTTGGTGAATGGTTCAGATTCAAAAATTTCTGAATAAGACATCCATTCAGGAACCTTTTTTCCCGCCTTTGGCTTAGGTTTATGTTTTGGTTGAAATGGTGTTCCTGGTTTTGGTTTTGAAGGAGCGACCCCAGGTTCCTTAACAGGTGCCGGTTTTGTCATTGGTGCCTCACTTATTAACTTAACCAAGTCACCTTTTGTAATGCTTGGGGGTAGGTGTTTTTGAACAATTTTCATCACACTTTCCTCCAAAGATTTTAAATTATCTTCTTTAACTTTCTCAGGTAATTTTGAGAAATTTGTATGTTGAGCAAATTCATCAGCCATTTTACACCACTTGTTTCTTTCTTTTTTACTTAATGATTCATCATTACATTTTGCAAAGAAATATTTCTGTTGTGACTTACTTTGGAATTTCTCATCTAATTCACTTTTTTCATCCGACCCTTCTTTTTTTGATTGAATAATATCTAACATCAAATCAATTTCGTCATCAGATAATTCATTTTCCATCATAGATCTATTATTATCTGAATCATCGTCCATCCCATCAGGTGCCATATCATCAGAATCGTGAGGGCCTTCTTGACCTGTATAATCCTGTCTTTCCAAATCATTAAATGAATCTTCGTTTTCTTTCATTTCACCTTCTCCTTGAGTAACAGTGATTGATCCATCTTCACCCGGTGTAACCGTACCACCATTTTCAATTGAAAGTCCACCATGTTTGTTAACCATTGATTGAACTTCTCCTTTGTTGTAGGTTGTTTTTTTTACAACAGAAGTTTGAGCTTCTTTGAGAACTTTTTTTGTCAATATATTGATTTCACTTTCAGAAAGTGTTCTGATGGTTTTAATAGAAAAACCATTTTCCAATAATATTTTTACTTTTTTGTTGTTCATGGTACTTGTAATACTTTTTCTTCAGAAAGAACAATATCTCTTTCGTAAAATTTATCTTTTATTGAGGATAATTCATCTCCAAATTTAAAAACGAATCTCTGATACCCCATCCTTTCATAATCAGAATCTTCAGATTCCCAAGCCAAACAAATGACACCATCAACGGCATCATACATGTTGAAATAATCAGAATTTTGAACAAGATCAAATTTAATTTCAGAGTCACTGAATTTTAAAACACTGTGAATGAACTGTAATTGTGGAGGAAGCGGTCTTCCTGAGGCCGGACTTACATCCCAATCCTCACCATAGACCTCATCACTTTCAGAGAAAATAAATTCATATGTATTATTTCCTTTATAGTCGGGTCCAAGTTCATTCACATAAACAAGTTTCATTCTAAAAATCCTTTCTGATTTACTTTAAATTCTTCACCTGCAATATTGAAAATAATGTTTTTCTTGTTGGTTCTTCCGACCAATTCTACATCTTTGAATTCTTTAATAATTTTCTTTGATGTGAGTTCTTGTTCGTAAGTGGTTGCCATTTTTCCAATAGATTCGACCATTTTGGTTTTCTTGGTCTTAATTTTTTCTTCAGTTTCTTTAATAACTGATTCACTCAAATATTTGTTAATTGTCTTTTCAACTTTTGATTCTGCAAAAATAGAATCCATAATTCTATCGATAGAGCTGACATCACTCACAGGTGTTCTTTTTTTACCTAATCTTAAGTTTCCGTACTTTTCTATATTTGAATCGTGTTGTCTTTTCTTGATATCATAATGTGGGTCATTGTGGTCTCTTCTATCAAATTTACTAATAAACTCATCATAAGACTGTACATGACCTTCGGGTTCAAAATCAAAATCGACATCGTCAATATCAACAGGATTTTCATCTTTATCGAAATATCCAAAACCTTCATTTCCATAAACATCATATTCCTTCAACTCTTCTCCACCTTCGGGTGATTCAACATCGAACTCCGACGAAGATTCTTCACCTGTAGCTTCAATATCAACACCTGTGTCTTCCAAACCATAATCGATTTCACCTTCAAGTCTTTCAATAACTTCATCTTTGTCATCCTCGTTGAATTTCTCCAAGTTCATTGCTGACAATATCGAATTGATAACATATTTCATATTTGAAGAATCAAGTCCTTGAATTGAGTCGAGTTCTCTCAATTTTTGACTTAATTTTCCTGTGATTTTTTGAACTGTTTTGAAATCGACATCACCTTCATCAGTAGGTTTCATTTCAGTATCTTCGGATCCAAGATCCATACCCATGTCTGTAGGTTGGTCAGCACCCATATCCATATCCAATCCCAAGTCCAATTCTCCACCCGCAGGTGTTTCTGAACCCATCCCCAAATCCGCCTCCGCGCCAATACCACTATCCATTGACATGTCAGGTGTTGGTTCATCATAAGTTGTTTCCGAGGGTGCAGGTTTTGGTGTTTTTAATGTATATCTTTTTTGTTCGTTGAATAAATCAATACCTTCATTAACACCTTGAACATAATTGACTTCACGAGCCAAAAGGTTCAATCTTTTTAATGCTTGAGAATAGGAATTATAATACTTTCTATTCTTCATTGGCTCGATATATTCTTCAACACCTTCGTTGATTGATTTTTTAATAATATATCCGAGCTTTTCTTTGGCTATGACATATTTTACACCATCACTTAATGTTTTGGAATACTCTACGCTAGATAATTCGTTAACTACCTGCTTTGGGACTTCTTTATATCTTGCAATCTCAAGGATTCTTTTGATTTTTTCATCCCCTTGAAGTCTTTCACTTCCCAATGGTTTCAAATCTGACATTTGTATTTTTGTTATTTTTTTAATTTTATGAATTTAACCCTCTGAATCCTCCGAGAGTTACGGCGTTACATTGATAAGCAATTTGGGTTTGATCATCACCTTCCGTCCATAATGGTGTGGGAATGGTATAATAAGTAGCGGAAGACCTGTCAACACTAATTCTATTGATGTTAGCGTAGCTGGCTTGAGTACATGCGGTAATTGCCATGAGTGTTTTTTTATAAATAAATATAATGATTTATACAAATTATCTTTTTTTCCTATTATATGATTCCAAAGAAAGTGTTTTATCGATAATTTTATTTTTAGCATCAAATATTTTTTGAATATATCCGGCCCTTCTCATGTATTTAAAAACGAGGTTTTCATAAGATTGTTCACCTCCCTTGGCCAATCCCGCTGATCTATAAGTTTTTAATTTATCTTTGAAATTATCTAATATTTTTATTGCGGTTTTTGGATTTTCGTCATCCAAATTTAAAAAAACATCGTCAAGTTGTGAAACCACATTCTTTATTTTCTTTTTCAATACATCCTTGTCAATTTGAACATCTTCTTTTTTGGGAACATTAAGCCAATCATTATGTAAGACAGAATATACACCAGTAGAATGATGAGGCTCCAATAAATCTTGGATATAAATCTCCACATCATGTCCAAAAATTTTAATATCATGTGTGCTGTTAAATAAGGTTTTTTTTAAATTAAAATATTCTTTATAAATCTCTTCATTTCCTGCGACTTGTTTGTAGTCAAATATAAAATGAAGATCCACATCGGAAAAGTCAGACCAATTAAAATTAGCCAACGATCCTGTCATTGTAATATCAGAAATAAAAAGATCAAGATCCAAATACTCAAAAAATTCATCACTTATTTCCATGAGTTTCTTTCTAACTTCTTTCCTTAAAGAAGATTTCTCAGGTGTTGATGGATTGTCCCAAAACTTGGGGTTCAGTTCATCTTGATATAACAAGGTGTCAACAACCTGATTGATAGAACTCATTTTTTACTAAATTTAAAAGTCTTTGCGATATTTTTATTAAAAAAAGAACCTTGAGATTCTGCCATTCTAAATTTTGTATAAATTTGATGTGGGACATCTTCATATAAGAATGTTGATCCGTTTTTAAAAACCACCTCAAGATTTTTGGTGTTTGTGTCATACACAGTTTGATTGATGTTTGAGGATTCAATCACATTGATAATTTTTGTTCCTTCTATTTTTTCAGATAGTATTGCCATTTTTGAAAGGTATTTCTTCCTCAATAATATTAAACTTGGAATAAATGTGTTCAAAAAATTTGTTTTCAGTAATCTCAAAACCGTTATTTTGAATTGTTTTCTTCAAATTTTCAATCTCCTCGGATATTTTTGTGAGTTGATTTCTCAAACTTTCCGTTTCATCTGATTCAGAAGTCAAATCAACACCACGATCACAAAATTCATTAAACATATTTCTAAAATTCCTATATTCTGTCAAAAGAACAGAATCGTCTGATGTAGAGGATAAATAATCATTGATATTCATGACAATAAATATATCAACAAATAAAAACCCCTCCGTGGGGAGGGGTTAATGTTCATGATTTAAGTTTTTTCAGTTCATCCCTATATTTTATCGCCGATTCAAAATCCTGTTTTTTTATAGATTCATCAAGTTTTGTTTGAACTTCTTGAATCTTTTCTTTATTCGATTCAATCTGTTTAATTTGGTCTCGGAGTTTTGCAGCCTTCTCAAAATCCTGTTTTTCCACCGCTTGATCAAGTTGTTTTTGGAGACTTGATTTCTCATTTGGTGTTTGTTTTGATCCTTGATTCACATGTTGAATGATGGTTGTCATTTGATAAGATCCATCTTCTGAGGTAAATGTTTCTTTCGTCCATTGACCATTTTCATCATTACCTGTTTCAACATCTCGTTTTCCTCTTACCATAAGAGGTGAGTTAAAATCTTCAAAAAATGAATCAAATTCAGAAAAAAGGTTGTTTAGGTTAAATCTTTTGCGTAACATATTTTTTATTTTTTTTGGTTTATTTAATTTTCACCCCTTTTCGAATTTTGTGCCAAAGTTACAAACATGACAAAATGTCAGATTAATCAAAAAAACCTGACAAAATGTAAATATTGATTTTTTCAAGATATAGTGATATTCTTAAATAAAAAAATGAATTGTAAAATAATACAATCAGGTTTAGACAATACAAGTGAAAGAGAAGTTTTATCGATGGAACAACTTAAATCGTTGGGTTTGAGATATATTAGAATTGAAAATCAACCGTATGATAGACCAGCACCTTTAAATAATATTTACAAAAATTGGGTTAATTTTTATAGAGGTAGTCAAAAAGAAAACAACGAGACGGGTCTAACAGATAGACATTATGGTGCGTGGTTATCTCACAAACAAGCTATTTTACTTTCTTTTGCCGATGATGATTATTCTTTAATATGTGAATGTGATTGTCGTATTTTGGATATTGATTTATTTAAAGAAAGATTATCTGAAGCTATAAAAGTCTTGGAAGAAAATCCAAAATACCCTATTGTGAGATTCGAACCGATAAGTTATAGTTTAGATAAAATAGATGTAAAATTTGGTGATCAAATAAGTAGAAATTTATATGAATGTGATAAAATTACTTTGGGTCACTGTTATTTGATTAACAAAAATTCAAAAAATTTCTTTCATAATTTATATGACGAGGATGGTTGGACAACACCTGATGATTGGTTGTGGTTCACTTTTATTGAAAGACAAATACCCTTTCTTTGTTTCAAAGAAGATTTGACAAGTCAGTTTTCAGGTTATTCACAGATAGATAAATTAGTTAAAAATTATTAATATTAGAACATGATAGAAGATATGGATCCCGGTGAATCAAAAAGGGAAAAAAGACAAAAACAAAATCCTAACTCTAAAACACCTGTATTGGACAACTTTTCAAGAGATTTGTCCAAATTGGCGGAGTTAGGAGCATTAGATCCTGTTGTAGGAAGAGAGGAGGAGATTTTGCGAATTGCTCAAATTCTTTCGAGAAGAAAGAAAAACAATCCAATCATTATTGGCGAACCAGGTTGTGGTAAAACCGCAATTGTTGAAGGTTTAGCTCAAAAGATTTTTGAGGGTGATTGTCCTCGTAATTTGTGTGACAAAAGAATTGTGTCGTTGGATATGACTTCGATTGTTGCTGGAACAAAGTATCGTGGTCAATTTGAAGAACGATTGAAGGTAATCCTTGAAGAACTTCAAGAAACGAGAGAGGTTATTGTCTTTATTGATGAAATCCACAATATTGTTGGTGCTGGAAACAGTTCAGGATCATTGGACGCTTCTAACATATTCAAACCAGCTCTTGCTCGTGGTGAGATTCAATGTATTGGGGCGACAACATTGGATGAGTATCGTCAAAATATCGAAAAAGATGGTGCTCTTGAAAGGAGATTTCAAAAAGTTGTTGTTGAACCACCTTCAGTAAAAGAAACAATTCAGATCCTTCAAAATATCAAAGACAAATACGAGGATTTCCACAAGGTTAATTACCACGAAGAGGCGATCACTGCTTGTGTTCGTTTAGCGGATAGATACATTACTAATCGAGAATTTCCTGATAAAGCAATCGATATTTTAGATGAACTTGGGGCTCGAGCACAGGTAACAACCAAACTTCCCGAAGTCATTGAAAAACTCAAAGAAGAGGCTGCGGAAATTAAGAAAACAAAACTAGCAGTTGTCAAACAACAACGATATGAAGAAGCTGCGAATCTTCGTGACCGTGAAAAAAAGGTCTTAAAACAATTGGACGATGAAAAGTTCAAGTTTGAAAAAGAGCAAAATACGGTAAGGAAAGAAATAACTGAAGACATGGTTTATGAGGTTGTGGCATCAATTACCAAAATTCCTGTAACCAAGTTGTCAGCGGATGATGTAGATGCTTTGATTAATTTGGAAAAGAATCTCAATGAAAAAGTAATTGGACAGGAATCTGCAGTTGAAAAAATCTCAAAAGCAATTAGAAGAAATCGACTTGGTATTAAGGATCCAAACAGACCGATTGGTTCATTTATTTTCCTTGGATCAACGGGGGTAGGAAAGACATACCTTGCAAAACAACTAGCAAAACAAGTGTTTGGTGATTCAAATTCCTTAATCAGGGTTGATATGAGTGAATTCCAAGAAAAACATTCTTTGTCAAGATTGATTGGATCACCTCCTGGGTATGTCGGATACGGAGAAGGCGGTCAACTTACGGAACAGGTTAAAAACAAACCATATTCGGTCATTCTTTTTGATGAAGTTGAAAAGGCCAACAAAGATATTTTCTCCATACTCCTTCAAATCTTAGATGATGGATTCATCACAGATTCCACAGGGAGACATATCAACTTCAAGAATACCTTGATAATTATGACCTCAAACCTCGGTGTTAAAAAGTTGATGGAATTTGGAACGGGAGTTGGTTTTAATACATCATCCCGAGCGGCAAACAGTGAAGAAATTAAAAAGGATATTCTTAAAAAAGAAGTCAAAAATTATTTCTCACCTGAGTTTTTAAACCGAGTAGATGAAATTGTTCTTTTCAATTCACTCAATGAAACCGACATTCACAAAATCATCGAGATTGAGTTTGTTCAACTCAAAGATCGTTTGGATGAACTTGGATATTATATCAACTTTGATGATAGTGTTTATCAACACATCGGAAAAGTCGGATATGATGAGGAATTCGGAGCAAGACCTTTAAAAAGAGCAATTCAAGAACAAGTAGAAGACTTTATATCTGAAAATGTATTGAGAAAAAATATCGTACTTGATAAAAAGTATGAGTTATATATGAAAGAGGATAAAGTCACACTCAGAAAAAAGAGATAAGAAAAAAGTGGGAGTGATCCCACTTTTTTTATAACCTTTCACAACCTAATTTATCGTAGATTTCTAATCCTGTAACCACCGCATTTTCCACTTCTTCCAATATGATGTATTCGTTGGGTGTGTGGTAATTATGATACCCACAAGATAGATTAATCATACTGATATGTGGGAATAGTTGTTTCAAAGCTTTCACATCGGTATAAGGATGTCGTTGCAGTTGATGGTTGGGGTTGAATGTTTCGGTCAATACTGGTTCAATCCGTCCGAAGAACTCCGAATCTCGTTTGAAAAGTTGGACTCCTGAACAAAATTCACTCACCATAAAGTTTGATGGTGCGTCAAACTGAACAACATATCCAACATCTTCGAAAAAAAAGTCATCAGCCACGGATGATCCAATACAACCAATTTCTTCAGACACAAAAAAGGCAACTTTTACATTGTCCAATTTTTCAAGTAGTTGGAGACATACAAAAATTCCACACTTATCATCACCACCAATACCTGTTGGTTGATTACTAAAAGGAGTATATGCTTTTAGAGCATCTTTATATTCACCGTGATCGTTCGGGTGTTTTTCTTCCTTTACTAAGATATTACTCATATGATGAACCGTATCCAAGTGAGCCACAAAACATGGATAAAATTCTGTTTTACCTTTGGTGATATAGATGTTGGACATATCGTCCAAATAAAAATCATAATCTTTACTATAGAGATAGTCCGACAAGTAATCAATCATTAGATCTTCCTGACCTGTATTGGACGGAACGCTAAGTAGTGATTTAAAAAAATCCAAATCTTCTTTCTTCATAATACAAAGATATAAAAAATTTTTCAACAATTAACATAATTTAAAAAAATTTGTTATACTTGTACTATGAAACAATTATTCTTTATTTCTTTTATCCTTACCACAATCCTTTCAGGGTTATACGGACAAGAAGAAAAATGTTTTTTCTTTGATGAAAATATGAAAAAATTCTATTTTGATTGTGATGATGTTAGACCCGTCCCATCCATTAAATCAAATGTCGATTCGGTTTGTACCGAAATGGAAAAGTTGTTTGTTCAAACTCTCAACAAATGGAGGAGAGAACATAATCTTGGAGGACTAACGTATGATAAAGAAATGGAACGGATTTTATCCAATCCTCACAACCAATGGCAATTGAATAACAAATGTATCTCTCACGGTGAAGGTACCAATGTTGATGGTAAATCTTCTATTTCTTACAGTGAAAGACTAAGAAATGTAGGATTATCAATGGTTGCCGAGTGTGTGGCATACAATTCAACCAAAGATGAAGATGGTGTTTCAAGGTTTTTTATTCAATACCAAAATAGTAAACCACATTGGGATGTTCTAACAGACCCTAAATATCAATATATTTCAGTATCGGTAGTATATGACAAAGAGTGGGATACATTTTATTCCACGGTAAATGTAAGGTGATAGTTGTTTGTTTGATAAAAAGTATTTATATTTGTGGTGTTCTTTGAAAATATGGGGGCGTTTTTGGATTTGACCGGTATGGTCAGGCACAGAGTGCACGTAGTGAGACGAAATCTATCACTATAATCTATGGTTTCAAAAGACAAACGGCGAAACTTTCGCAAAACTTCAGTCTGTTGGTCTCCTTCAGTCTGAAGAGGTTTACGCAGCCTAAGGCTCCGTGACCATCGGGTCGGTCAGGACATATAACCTATGAACAGAAGTCCGCAGAAGGGTGGTTCTCTTAATAACCAAAGGGTGTGACTCCTCTTAAAGAGTTACCACCGTGGCTGAACGGTGTGAGAATTCAGATATTTCGGATTATTGAGAACCAATAATGACCTAAACGTGTAGTACTCTCTGTTTGAGATATTTGGGACGGGTGTTCGAGTCACCCCGCCTCCACTTCGAACCCCTTACCTATTTGACGGTATGGGGTTTTTTTATTATACTTAAGTTATGAAATACACATTTCTCTTTTCCTTACTCATGTTCAGTTTAACAATTCAGGCACAAAAACGTTGTTGGAAGGAAAACGAAGACATTGGTGAATTCGTTCTATGTCCTTGTGATGATCCAGATGGTTCTCCTTGGAATTATCGTTATATGGATATGGATTCCATGCTTCATTCCCTTTCCTTTGAGTTTTTTACTATGTTAAATAAAGTTCGGGTTAAAAATGGATTGAATGTTTTGGTTTATGATTCCACTATGTATAATTGTGTAACCTTACCTCATAACACATGGCAACTTGAAAAAAATGAGGTATCACATGTCGGTTCCGTTCAATATTTCTCCAATAAACTTTCTCGATGTGGATACTTAAGAATGTCAGAATGTGTGGCATCAAGAACCGGCGGTTCTTTTGATACTGATAAAAATAGAAGTTATTTTTTGGATCAATATGAAGATAGCCCACCTCATTGGGAATCTTTGATGGAAAGTGATATGATTTATATTTCAATTTCAACGCTTTACAGCGAAAAACACAATACCTTTTATTCTACTGTAAATATGAGATGAAAAAATTCCCCACTTATTGGTGGGGAATTTAAAAGTATAATAGTATTTTTGTAGTGGAACTGAATTAAATTATAAAATTACTGAATAGTCTTACCTGCTATAATCAATCCTTTGATTCTATTATAATTATCCAAAATTACTTGACTTAAAGTTTTGGGATCAAAGTATAAAAATGCCTTTTTTACTCTTTCCTCAGAAGTTTCTTTACCATCTGTAGTTTTTTGTGACGGAGTCTGAGACATTTTTTGAGAAACATTAGTTAAATACGATTCGTTGGCTACTCTTCTAATTGCTTCGTCCATAGTTGCGTTAGTCACCCCCAAAGCTGTCTTGATTGACCATTGTGCTAAAGGCATTAAATAATAAGCTTTAGCATTGTCATTCAATTCTCCGTCCTTCATATTTGTTTGTCTATAAGAAATGAAATCTTTACTATTTTGTCCAATTTCAAACAAACGATCTTTTATTTCTTGAGGTAAATCAGATACATTTCCTGTTGAAAAGGTTTTCTCGTCAACTCTTTCTTTAAATTCTTGCTCAAAAAGATCAATTTCACCCAACCTTTTATTTATAAGAGCATCGAATTTTTCGTTATATATTTTCATTCCACCTTTATGTTGTTCCAAGATGGATCTTTTTTCATCATCAGAGATGTTATTCAATAAATGTTTCATTTAAATTAATTTTTCTTATAAATATATTAGAGTTACAAAAATTTGGAAAACTTATGTAATATTCTTATATTTGTAGAAATTCATAAGACATGAAAAATCTAACATTCTTATTCACGGTTCTGTTGTTCTCAATCAAGGTTCAGTCCCAAGTATTTGAAATTCGACAATTTGCACATAATAGTTATATGAATTCAAACCCTGGACAAATTGTTGTATCAAATAACAACTGGCAGGACAATATTGAATATATTGGATCGGGAGGAGGTTACGACATCACATATATCTACAATTTCAACACGAATGAAGTTGAGGTTATTGAGAGGGATTCTCTCGGAAATGTCATTGAAGAAGAAAGTTTGATCACCTCATTCAATGTTATTTTATCTAATGACAGATATTTTTATGTTTATAACCCAACGGTTGAAAAATTCAGCATGTTTTATTTTGATGACAATGGTGTTCCCCACCTTTTGGTTGAGAATCTCAAGGGAAAAGGATTTTTTGTGAGTGGAGAAGATATGAATTTAAAGATCACAGAAAAATAAAAACTTTCCTTGTGTTTTATTGTAACTAATATTTTTCAATAAAATGAAAATATTATCAGTTTAATCATGGAAAAAAAATTCAATGGTATAACATACACAACAATTGTTGATCAAAATTACCTTCCATTATTAGATAAATTAATACAAACACATCAAAAATTTAGTAATATAAATTTAGTGATTTTTACAATCAATTTTGAAATTACTGATGTCAGTTATAAAAATATAGAATTTGTAAAATATCACGATGAAATACTTGAAGGTTATATGAATAATGAATATAACACTTTTATTAAAAATGATTATGAGAAACACAAATACACAACAACTCTAAAACCCAAAATACTAAAAAATTATTTAGACAAATTTAAATATTTTTTCTTCATTGATTGTGATGTAATTTTCACCAAGAATTCCGACAATTTATTTTTGAATTGTATAAAAGAATTTAAAGATACTGACACACCAATCGGAACTAAATTTTTCTTTCAATATTGTAACCATGGTAATTCGGAAAGAATAATAAACGAAGATGGAAGTATAAATAAAAAATCTCTTACATATTATCATTTATCTAAACTATATGGAGAAGAACCAAATACCAATGATTACATATCGACATACTGTTTTTTCTATACTAATAATTGTTTTGATTTTTTTGATAATGTAGACAAGATTTGTCAAAATGTTTTCGAAGAGAACTTGGATTTTGATCTTTATTTACCTTTGGGTGATGAAACGGCGTTCAACTATCTTTACAATAAAAATAATTTCACAAAATTTATTTCTCAGTTTTTATGTTATAATGTTCCTTTTTTTTTAAGCATTGAATCGTCGTTGGAAAATATAGAAAAATTAAAGAAAATTGTTTCTTTTATACACACAAAAAGATTTTTGAATGAAGTCGATTACTTAAATGACTTAAAATTGAATGATGATGAATATACAAAAATTATTACTACCTTATCAAATCCTTTTGAAAATAATAATTCTTTAAGTTTTTTATCACATGAAAAAAATTATGTTGGTGAGTTTGAAAAAGTAAATTTTAATATCAGTTTAGAAAATTCGGAGTCTATGATGGTAAAAGTTTTTTCTATTTCTGAACCACACAAGGAATCGTTTTACCGTATTGATCTTCAGTCAGGTATAAATTATTTTATAATTAAAAAAATATCTTTTGAAGATCATAATCAATGTATGGTGATTTATAAAGAAAACAAAATTTATGAATGTTCTTTCTTAATTTGAAATTAAAATTTTTTTTGGAATAAATAAAAACTTTTCATATATTTGTGATCTCAATAAAACGATCATGAAAAAGAAATTCGACTTGGGGGTTGGCAACACGATCAAAATTGGACGGAAGTTTGCAAAAACTGTTCAAAAGGAATATGGTTTGAACTTCCATCCCCAAGTTGTAGATGTGGTCGGATTGGTTGATATGGATCCGATCAACATGAAGTTAGTGGTAAAACTCACCCATAACAACGGAACGATTTGCCGTTGTTGCGGAGCAACCCTCAAGACCCCGATGTCTCAAGTTGGTGGAATCGGACCGGTTTGCTCCAAGGGGTTGGGGTTGAAATTCCCAACTTCAAAAGCTCAGATTGAGTCCTTTAAACAAAATGTTGAAGACAAGATCAATTCTCTTGGTGAGTTCGAACTTACGGTTCCAAAGCGTCAAATTGAGAAGTGGGAAGGAAATGCTTCGGTGTTGTTGAACATCAAGGTTTAAAAACCGAAGTGTTTGTTGAGTTTGTTAAGAGTATAATATGAAGGGACCCAACCATCAAACGAAAAGTTTGGATCAACGGATCTCTTCATATTTTTTTCAAACTCTTGAGCTTCAAAATTGTTCGAATAAGTTATTCCTGAAATAAATTGAATAATATCTTTTGGGTGGTAACCACTCAAAATTCCAAAAATCACGGTCATTATATCTTGTTCGTATAAACTTGAGAAGTATTGATCTGGTAATTTGCTCAATATTATGGGGATGAACTCATCCATGTCCTCACAAAGATCTTCATCATTCAAATCCAAACAATTCAAAAATACATCCCAAAGGTATTCATCAGTATATGGAGAAAAATCATACTTATATGATATATTTGTTCCATACTTTTGATCGAACTTTACAGAAGGTTTAGAATTTTCAAAATGTTTCATAAAATGAATAATATCATAAATAAATATATGTCAATGTTGAAGTCACAAAATGTGATTTCAAGATTTGCATTTTTGTTGTTTTTATTTTTACCTTTTGGGTTCATTTTGATCTTTCTTATGATGGGTATTCAATACCTTTTAAAGAGTTTTTCATAGATCAAAATATTTATAGAAATAAACCCAAAAAAACGCTCTATGAACACAGAACAAATTAAATCGCTTGTCAGACACGTATTGACAGCACTTGGTACCTTATTGGTGCTTTTCGGTCTTGACCGATTTATCCCTGTTGTTGAAACATTAACTTTGAACTTGGATTCAACCTTCCAAGCGATTGAAGTCCTCATCGGTGTGGTGTTGGTTGTTGTCGGTTTCTTCCGAAACAAAGACCGGTTCGCCCTGCCGAAAAACGATTGATCAAATCAAATTAACCCTCCCTTAAATAAGTGGAGGGTTTTTTTTTTGATTCTTTATTTAAAATAAACTATATTTGTTAAAATTTAGATCATGGAATCAGTTTTGGTTTTAAATGCAGATTATACTCCAATCAATACAACAACCCTCCTTCGTGGGTTTGTTCTTGTGAATAAAGGTAAGGCTGAAATCCTCAAAGGAGGTGAAAAACCAATCTTAACATCCATCGGTGAATTTGTTCGCCCGATCATCATTCGCTTGTTGAATTATGTGAAATTCCGTCCTGTGAAATCTCGAATCTCCCGTTACAAGATTTATAAAAGGGACAACCACGAATGCGTTTATTGTGGAACAAAACAAGATCTTTCCATTGATCATGTGATTCCCAAATCGAGGGGTGGTGATAACACATGGGCGAATCTTGTAACCTGTTGCAAAAAGTGTAATTCAAGAAAAGGGAACAGAACTCCTGAAGAGGCAAACATGAAATTCATTAAAAAAGTCGAAGTCCCAAAAACATTTTGTGGAATCTTTACAGTTGAAGCTGAAAGAATTTACAACGAATTTATCACTAGCATGTCTTATTGAATAGGTAAGAAAAAAATCTTAAATAAGTTTTGGTGGATCGAAAAGTTTGATGTATATTTGTAGAACAAATCAAACAGACAATGTCAAAAGAAAAACTCCTTCGGAATCAAAAAGGTGAATACCTTTACTTGTTTAATTGGGAAGGTGGTGGTTTCAACGATGTGTGGGCACCGAATAAAAAGGAAGCTTACAAACTCGTTGTGAATGAACGTAAGGAATGGGAAGAAAAAAACCCAACATTTGTAAAACTCCGACCTGTATATAACTCAATGCGTCGTTGTACTTTTTCTGAATACCAAGAACAAAATAAGTTGGGTATTATGATGTCAATTTGAGTTTTTTGTTGTATATTTGTAGGGTTCTTTGAAATATTGGTAAGATTAAAGAGGGGGTATCGCATAGCGGCAATTGCTGGTGACTGTAACTCACTTCCCTTTGGGTTCGGAGGTTCGAGTCCTTCTACCCCCACTTTTTAATATGCTTGGATGATGGAATTGGTAGACATGTTTGACTTTAAGATAAATTGAGTGCCTTTGGAGAAATCCTTAGAGTAGAACCTTTCAAATTCGGGGAAGCCTGTAAAATGGTAATCCCGAGCCAAGCCTCAGAAATGAGGAAGGTGTAGAGACTTGACGGAAGGTACCTAAATCCTTATGGATATGGTAAAGAGAAAGTCCAGACCACAAACAACGTAAGTTGGCAGTGAAAACTGTAGATGGTAAGAAAATCAAATGAGCCGAAGGGCTCGTGCGGGTTCGACTCCCGCTCCGAGTACAAATTAAACATAATATAAAAAATGAAAGTAATCTTTATGGATCACGATGGAGTGATTTGTTTGGAATCTCAATGGGGTACTCGTTTTGAGAAAGAAGGAACCCTTAAAAGAGAAGGAACGATATGGGATGTACCCATCCTTAATCGGTTTGATGATTTCGACAAAAATTGTGTTCAGTGTTTGAATGAAATTATCAGAGAAACCGATTGTGAAATTGTAATCTCTTCAGATTGGAGAACTTGGGCAACTCTTGAAGAGTTGGGTGAATATTACACCCATCACGGGATCATAAAAAAACCCATCGGATTTACACCATTTATAGATCGGAATGAAGTTCCTGATGAATATTCTTTTAGACCGGGTTTTGGACATAATCAGATACGGGTTTTGGAGATCAAGAAGTGGTTAAAAGAACATCCTGAAGTTGAAAATTGGGTAGCAATTGACGACATGCAGATGGGTGATGAAGTGTGGGGGTTACAAAACTTTGTACTCTCATCTGATTATTTACTTGGATTGTGTAATGATCAGGTAAGAACACTTCTTTTGGAATATCTTAATCAAACGGAGGTGATCCGTTGATTAATCGGAAGGTTACCCAAGAGGCCGAAGGGGGCGGTTTGCTAAACCGCTAGGTCGGGGAACCGACGCAAGGGTTCGAATCCCTTACCTTCCACAAAAGCGGTGGTAGCTCAATTGGTAGAGTATCAGCCTTCCAAGCTGAATGTTGTGGGTTCGAGCCCCATTCGCCGCTCAAAAAATCTTATCAATATTTTGGAATTTGAAATATTTGTTGTATATTTGTAGTGTTCTTTGAAATACGGTTGTTATTGTTTTTAATTTTCGCCTTGAAGTGTCTTACACAAACACGACACGGTCAACATGGGGGTGTAACTCAGTTGGTCAGAGTTCTTGGCTTATATCCAAGCGGTCGCAGGTTCAAGTCCTGCCGCCCCTACTAAAACTATAACAGTATCGGTTGGGTCAATTATCTTTAGTATTTAGACTGCGGCATTAGTTGAGATGGTAGTGTTTCTCCTCCAACCGATACTTTCTTTCTCCCTTAGCTCAGTTGGTTAGAGCATTTGTCTGTTAAACAAGGGGTCCTTGGTTCAAGCCCAAGAGGGAGAGCATATCGCGGAATAGAGCAGAGGAAGCTCGTTAGGCTCATAACCTAAAGGTCGGGGGTTCGAATCCCTCTTCCGCAACTAAGGTCTTAAAAAGGGCCCTTCCTCTCTGCGTGAAGGCTTGCTGGGCCCGGACCTTTTCTTTGTAAATAAAAAATCAACATATGCAACTTACAAACAGACAAATAGAATTTATAGAAGGAATTCTTACGGAGGAAATCTTGGAAGAAGATTTGGACACAATACATTCTTATGTTTATGATCGTCTCTTAGACGAGAATGTAATAAGTTTCGATTCTGATGATGAATCAGATCACGAAACTTTGGATGAAATTTATGAGTCTTTAGTTTTTGAATACTTAACCAACAGAGTATAACATGAAAAAACCATTCCTAAATAAAATCACTTTTAATGACATTAGAGTTGTTTTTTTTCCAAAAGATTTTCATGAAAAGTATCGTTATTTAGGATCAGTACCTTGGAAATCGGAAAAAACTATGCTTCACGCATTGGTTATTGCGATGGATCACGAAGCAAAACCAAATTGGTGCCCCCGATGGTTCCTTCGTTTCTTGTATTTGTTCGGGTGTGATAATTCAATTGTTCGAGTTCGAAACCAATTCCTTTGTAATTTACATCATAAATTAACAAAGGGGATTAAGATTTTGGATTACAAAACCAAATGGACTCATTATGACTTGAGAATTTCACTATCCGCCCCTGAATATCTTTATGAGTTATCTCAAGCAATTGAGACATACACATATCAAGAGGGAGAACGAGAGGATCGAATGGAAAACCTTGGAGTTTGATAGTTAAAAATTAGTCCCTGATCAGGAATCGAAGACGTGGGTTGCCTCTAAATGCTCCCACCCAAATCGTAGGTTGGCACAGTTTTGTAAGTTTCTGGGGGTATTCCAAAAAACTTACTTAATAGTCAGGAGGCGTAATGAGGCGTGGTTGCCGAGTCCTACATGGTTGCTTGAAGGTTCGATTCCTTACCTGACTACTGATTAGGTTTGTCCGTGGTAACGGTCTGATGGGGTAACCTTGCAGACTTCCTGAATCAAAATCCGTGATGAGGTCCCTCTCTTACACGGGGTAATGGGGGAAAAAACGGTCCTTATTTTATCGGGATGTTCGGGAGCCAGGTTACCCGGCCTGCTTTGGGAGCAGGACAATTTCGTAGGTTCGAATCCTACCATCCCGACTATATTGTTTATTTGAGAGTTTTTGTGAGTTTAATGTTTAATCCGAAACCAGTTTTCTCGACTATTTATTGTTAAAACTAAAATGGAAGAAATAATAAAAAATTCTCAAACAAAGGCAGAAGCTATTAGAAGAATATTTGGTTTCGACAACGGAACAACTAGAAGAAAATTCGAAATTTTGATTTCAGATAAAAAATACGATATAAGTCATTTTTCATCGCAACCAAGAAAATATAAAAAAATAATTAAAATATGTCCAGTCTGCGGAAATAATTTTGAGGATAAAGAAAATCATGTGAGATCCAAAAAAACATGCTCACATTCCTGTTCAAATACATATTTCAGAAGTGGTATTAATAATCCAAATCATGTGAAAAATATAGAAAAAAGTGAGTATAGTTATCGTACAATCTGTTTTTTTTATCACAAAAAAAAATGTGTAGTCTGTGATGAAACAAAAATTGTTTCAGTACATCACCATGATGAGAATCATCAAAATAATGATCCAAGTAATTTAGTTCCATTATGTCCAACTCATCACCAATATATTCACAGTAGATATAAAAATGAAATAATTGATATTGTTAATGAATATGTCTATAATTTCAAGTTAGGAAGAGTTCTTTGATTTAAAACAATTAACAACATGATTACACAAATTTTATTTTTTGTTGGAGGTGTCCTTCTGTCAGGTCTTATCGGTTTGGTGGTATGGATGGTTTCAGTGAATAAAAAAATCAACAATCTACAATCAGAAGTAGATGATCAGAACAATGTGATTGACGAGATCTTCGATCAATTGAACGAAAGAGATCGAGATAAAAACGAACAATTGGATCAAATTAATCGGAGGGTAGATACCGATATTGAAAATATCTACCGTGAGTTGGACAGTAAATTAGATAAGTTGGAGTATCGTCTTACCAAACAAGCTTCAACTAATCAATAAAAAATAAACCACAAAGAACTTTTCCTTTTTAAAATTTCCTTTCTATATATTTTCTATAAAATTATACGTGAGCTCGCGTACGCGTCAGTAACTCAATTGGTAGAGTGTCGGCCTCCAAAACCGAAAGTTGTAGGTTCAAGTCCTACCTGACGTGCTTTTTTCATCCTTAAATTTGGATGGTATTAAATTAATCCTTATATTTGTGTTCTTGAAATGCTCGGTTGGTCTAGTGGTATAGGACGCTTCCCTTTCACGGAAGAAATCACGGGTTCGAATCCCGTACCGAGTACAAGATAGTCTGTTAGTTCAGTTGGTTAGAACGTCGCCCTGTCACGGCGAAGGTCACGGGTTCGAGTCCCGTACAGACTGCATTTGGTTTTTCGGTAATTATTAAGTATATTTGCAATTATGAAAGCAACTCTCAAATTCGATATGTCAGATCCTGATGATATCATGGCACATAAAAGGTGTGTTAAGGCCGATGATATGGCTCATGCCCTTTTTCAAATCAGTGGTCTTATCAAAAAATCCGAATGGTTTTTGGATCAAAATCCTGATAAAGACGCTGCAGATATGATTGATTTCTTTGCGGAATCTCTATCGAATATCTTGGAAGAAAAACAAATTACCGAAGTGGTATATAGTGTGAATTGATTCTTTATTGACCTCTTAACTCAGCTGGCTAGAGTATCACACTTTTAATGTGAGAGTCGCGGGTTCGAATCCCGCAGGGGTCACAATTTCAAATAAACAAAATGAACAGTTACAGAATCCAAGTTTTTGGTTGGGAATCGGTATTCCACACCTATCAGGTCGGAAGTGAAGATGTAAAAGTTATTAATCAAATTTTGAAAGATAACAACACACAAGATCTTACCAAAGTTTGGGAAGATATTGAATATGAACTGAATCTCATTGATAAAGAAGAATTGTCAATCAGTCGTCCAAATCTTGATTTGACGCATCTTTCGTTCATTGTTCTTGATGAAGATGGTGATGAAGTCAATTATTTCTTTGGTGATGACATCATTGAACATTCGGATATTGATCCAAACTATTCAAGTGACCACGATTATCATGTCATTGAAGCAAAAGATATGCATGGAGCAATAATCATCCGTCATGAAGAAAACAAGGGTGGTATTTTTGAATTCACTGTCGAATCAGAAGAAATTCCACAAGCTGAAGATTTTTCATATTCTTATGGATTTCTTGAGAATGATATTTGTGAGTGGGAATTTATCTCAGAAATTTTCTTCAAGAAAAAACTTTGCAAACCAGAAGAATTCTTGGATAATAATGAAAAATCCCGAAATGTTTATATGTTTTAAAATTTGACAAAACAAATTTTTGATTTATTTTTGAATTCACAACTGTATGAAAACAATGATTGAAAATAGAACTCCATATGTTGGAGAGGTAAAACTGCGATTTCAAAAATCTCCACACTATATTGGCAAAAGTTTGTTCAACAAGGTCCATCTGAATCTTGGATTTACAAAACTTGTAAGCCGTGTTTTTCCTTATAAAGACACAAGTGGTTGGATTCCTGACCAAGACAAGATTTACAAAATCAACCGATTTACCGGTGGTCATATCCGAAAACATGAGTGGGAACATATGGGTCAGAAGTTTTCATTGGACAACTCATTTCTATCAAAAGATGGAACATTCATCGGTGACCTTATGAAAGGGTGGTGGTATTATAAAAACAATCTAAAAGTTTGTGATGATCATCCGATTGGAGTTGCAATCAAATATGATAATGTTGAAAATACCACCGCATATAACACTTATAAATACGGAAAGGCAAACATCATTGGATATTTTGGTTTTACAAACTCATCTCAATGTTTGTTCAAAATTGGTGATAGAATATATGATCCTGAATACTATCCGAGAGAAGAAGATTATTCCGTTAATGAGTGGTCATCTTACCAATTCAAATATCTTAAAATTTTGGAAAGTGATTCGGATAAAGAAATGGTTCAAAAAGAAGGTATTCGATATGTAATTCCTTTCACAAGATTGGGGAGTCAGACGATTAAGAATTGGGATGATGCAAAACAATCA